TCATCTTTTACAAATGTTCCGTTAATCATTTTACCTGTACGCTTATTGATTACATCATAAGCGCATGCTATACACCTTTCTATGCTAACACCTTTTATGTGTGCTAAGTTAGTTAATACTACAACCATATCACCAATAGCATCTATAACTTCTTCTTCATCATCTTTTAATAATGCTTTAGCTAGTTCACCAGCTTCTTCTTGTAGCTTTATATATTGAGTTTTAGCATCACCTTTATCAAACAAACCTCTAGACTTAGCCCAGTATCTTATTTGATTAAATATTTCTATTCTATCTATACCTTCTGCATAATCTAATAATGTGTCTAAAGCATTTTGATCATTAAACCATTCAGCTAATGCTTTATTGTATATATAACTTCTGTCATTATTATACATAGATACTCTAGCATTTTTCATTATCCATCTTACCATTTCTTTGTCTAACATAAATTTACCATGTTGTGTCTGCCATATCATACCTATGTTATCCATCAATTGTCCTTTTAATTTATTAACTGGACATGGAAACGTAGTAGTTTGCTCTGTTACGTTTACGTTCATTTTATTATTTTTATTAACTAGTTCTTTATATGATTTATTATCTATTTTATATCCATATTCATTTTGTAATTCTAACTCCCTCTTAGATACATAATCTATATCCTCATGTGTTTCTAAAACCTCATATTCTCCTTTTTTATAACCTTGCATTAATGTAACGCGGTTTTTTAAATTACGAGTAACACCTATTTTTTTTCCTGGTATATGATATATGTAATACATTAGAGTTTGTTATTATACAAATGTAAATTGTGAGCAAAATGATAATAAGTTCCGACGTCAATAGACAACGTATCTGCAATCATTTTTTGTAATGATGAAAACTGATACTGATCATTACAGAAGCCGTACCAGAGATCATTAGAACGCATCACAACACACATATTTAATTTATTATGTAGTATATAAAACTGTACTGCGTAAGTACAAGGAGTATCTTTACTATATTCGCGCCACTCCTTAGCGTCGTAAATTGAAATCGCTGCATGTCTTGTTGGTTTATTGGTTTTTATTTGGTTTCTTAATTTAGCAATAACATAATCTATTTGGTCTTTTCTTTGCCATTGCCAGCCATAATTAGAATTAACATATCCTTCACTGTCAGCCATACGTTCCCATATTTGAGGTACTTTACCATATATTTCTCCTAACTTAGCAATGTTAGAATCACCTGATAAATACCATTCCCATTCAGCTTCAGCATATCTTAGTTTCCAATTACGTTCTTCGTTTACTATATAATTTTCCATAGGTTTTTCCATAGTAAAACCTACATTAAATAAAGCTTTAGTATCACCTTGTGGTATACCATCAATTATAATCTTATCAAGAAAATAATTATAAGCTTCTTCTGCATTTCTAAACTTTGTTCGCATATTTATTATAATAATATTTGTAATACTCATACATCTTAATCCATATAGCTACAGAGCCATATGTCTGTGGAGATCTATGTTTCTTATTATTTATCTGTATGTCAATGTACCAAGTCCCTTCGCCAGTTGCGAATGGTGATATATATATCATGTTGTTGATACACCAAGCATACGCTTTTACCTCTTCTGTAGTAGGCATATATTGACCCATTACATCTTTCTTTTTTCTCGGCATTTATTCCCAAGGCATTGCTTCTTCGTTAATCATATCAGTTATTTGTGGTACAAAGCTACCCGAATTAGGTTCCCATGTAAAGTAAGCTTCAGCTCCGTTTTCTCCGAGATTTTGAAACTTAACTTTAAGCACCTTGACTTTAGTATTCTTGAGTACATAGTCGCGGTGTACGAGAAGGCCATGATATGACGCGTCATACCATTCCCCTCCACCTTTAATATTGTACATAGTTGGTTCTTCAATTTTGCCATCTTTATCTTTATACATTTTAGTTGGATGCGCTACAATAAATACTAGTACGTCATACTTTTTTGCAAATGTTTCTATCTTTGTTAGATATTCCATTGTATACATATTAACATCTAGTGATGTAGCATTTTTATCTCTAACTTTATTAAACGGGTCAATAACTAAACATTTAATACCTTTACGTTTAACTAGTTCTGCACCCTTACGTAATACAGATTCAAGAGTATATTTTTCCATGTCGATAAAAAAGAAATTATCATTAACATGCTCAGCTACCTCATTCCATTTAGCTCCGCCAATATCATCTCGTCTAGGCATATCACCCCATACTTTACGCATAAGCTTATGAGCATGTAGATAATTAGGAGCATTTTCTGGAGATGCAAAAGCTGTTTTCCAGTTATAATTTTTATTATAACCTACAACCATTTGATCTACAAAATCTGATTTACCTGAACTAGGTATACCTGTTACTGTTATAAATTGTCCTGTATAGGTACTAAATATGTTATCAAAGTTAGAAAGGCCAACTTGAAAACCTGGTTTAAAACCATGTTTAACAAAGTCTGTTACGTCACCTTCAATATCTTTAAAGGTTGTTACATTTTCTAAAGGATAGGGTCTAGCTTTAGAAACCGCCTCTTGTAACTTTTCTTTACCATACTTAAGTAAGTATTCATTAGCGTCTTTACAGTCTACAAAATCTACTAAGTAACATACTTCTGCTCCTAATCTTCTAACTAATTCTGATCTTAATGCTAAGCCAGGATCGTCAGTATCTACTGCTAATATTATTTTTGTTTTATCTTCAAAGTAATCAATACAGTTATCAAGATAATCTAAGTTATTGTGACTAAGTGTAGCTCCATTAGGAACTGATATTGCGTTTTTAATTCCAGCTTCATGTAATGCTAATACATCCATTTCACCTTCAGTTATAATGCAACTGTCATAACCTACAATACTATTTATATTATAAAATACTTTTTCAGCACCTTTATATAGTTTAAAGTTTTTGCGTCCATCTCTATATTTTATATTTATAAGCTGATCACCTACATGATAAGTAAAATGTATTGTATTTTCTTTCTTACCAGTTTGAGGCATATACTCTAAACCTTCTCCAACTTGTAAATTGACAAGTGTATCTGTTGAAATGCCTCTACTTTTAAACCATTCAGCAACTTTAGTTCTTGGTATATTATAATCAGTATTATCTACTGGTCTAACGTATTCTCTATCACTAGCGCCTTTACGCTGATAGGTATGTAATTGAAAAGTAGTATTACAATTATGACAAGTACCAAGACCACGTTCCCAGTCGTATGAAGCACATTTCTTCTTACGATTTTCAGGTTTTCTATCATGAGAACAAAGAGGACATACACCCTGTTTCTTCTGCTCTAGATTATATTGATTGAATGTATCAATTACAAATCCATTGATCTCGTATGTTTCTGTCATATTTTAAAATGGTAAATCATCTTCAACCGCGTCAGGAGCAACTACAGCTGCTTTAACTGGTTGTTGGTTATTATCTTTTGGAGCAACTTCTACATTATTACCGTTAGTCCAAACCACTTGTACATTGCCTAAATAAGTTTTAGCTTCTTTAGCGTCTCTTTCTTCTTTGCTTTGTGCTATTGTAATAGGACCTTGATTACCAAATTGATCTGGTTCATCGTTTAAAGTCAATACAATAGGTAAGTATTTACCTTTTTTACCGTTGATAATTTTAGTTTTATCTACATTAGTAAGATTAATACTAGCTCTAATTATTGATGCCATATTATAATGTTTTATTAATAAAATACTGATCTGGTTCAAAACCTTTTGTCTCGAAAAACAGACTGTATTGTTCAACTGCTCTTTCTACTTTATCTTTACCACGCTCTAAAAATTCGGGTGAACAGTCGAATAACCCTATTTGATGCGTGTTTTTATCTATAACTACAAATACAAACTCATAACCAAATAATAAGTTATATATATAAGCTTGTGAATCGTAATTGTAAGTCCATGCTGACTTAGAAAACTTTTGAATATCATTAGTTGTTTTTAAATCAACTACTAATCTTTCATCGTGATTTACAATATCAGCTTTACCTTTCCACATTTTACCAGCTATTTCTTTTATACCTGGTTTTTCATATTCTACATTAATACCTCTAATTAAATCTTTACATATTTTATTCTTTAAAACCTTATCTATCATTAGTTCTAACGAATCAACTTCATGTTGTAGTAAACATAATTCACCACCTGACATTTCTTTATATACTTTAGTGTTTCTAGTTGACGAAGGTATTACTCGGTATTTCTTCAACTTATCTGGTTCAAGTATAGCGGTGTGAAAATATCCGCCAACTAGAAACGCAGCCCTCGGTTCAGAAGGCTGACCTAAAGCTAATGGGTTAGTCAATAAAGTTTTGATGTCACTATTACTTAAGTATTGTTTACCAAACTCTCCGTAATAGTGTTCATCATCTTTAAGTTTTTCTATTATTTTATCTACTTTCAAGTTTCATTCTTTTATAGTTAACAACTTTGTAATAAAAATCTCCTTTTAATTTACCATTAAATTCTGCACTTAAATCATTATCACCTACTAAAGTATATGTTACTTTAACATAGTATTTGTTTTCATCTACCCAGTAATTAGTTACAATCACGTTGTCTTCTTTTTTTAAAAACTCTTCTATTCCAGGTGAATAAACTTTTTTCCAACTTATACAACCATCTTCATCTTCATAAGGAACAAACTTATAACTAATAAACTCTTTATCTTTAATAGTTAAATAATAGTTGCTTTGATCTGTGCCCCAAGAACCATTAAAGTCTTGAGCTGTAATCTCTCCACATATAAATAACGCAAATAGTGTTAAATATATTATTGCTTTTGCTTTTTGTTTCATATTATAATGTATTTAATTCTTTTTCTTGAGCAGCTGTCAAGTCGTATTTGTTTTTTATTGTTTCTAATTTACCACCGTTTACTAAATAATTTTTAGCTGCAATAATATCAGTTAATTTATTTTTAGATTTTTTACCGTGAGTATTAGTAGCATCACTATCTTGAGTGTCATCAATAAGAAATAAATTACCTAATGCATATTTCTTACCATAACTAGATGCTGAACCGTATCGTTGAGGCATTTGCATACCTTTCTGATCTAAATCTACACCTACTATAGCTGTAGAATTAATTGTTTCTTTACCATCAGTTACAGTTGCAGTTGTTTTAATTACCGCTGTATCAACTAATTCTTCGTTGATTACTACTGTTACACCGAGCTCCTTAATAAAGGGTTTAATTGCTTCTAGAATATCTTCAGCAGAGCGAAAGTAATATTTGCCGAAGGAGTTAAATCTACTTTTCTTCGATTTAAACTTTGTTTGGATTGTCGCTAATTTTTCGTTAATTGTCATTCGTGTTATTTTTAAGCGTTATTATTATAATCACATGTTTTAATTAATATTTACATGCTTAACTTACAGATAATCAAGCACTTGCGAGTGATCTACATTGTCTATAAGTTTTTGTACCGCCTGCTTTTTTAGCTCTGAAATTCTAACATAAGCACTCGGTCCTACTATGTTTAAAAGTTCTGCAATTTGTTTAGCAGAATGTTTATCACAGTCTAAACCATAACTTAATCTTAATACTTCATATTCAGCAAAATCTAAATATTTCTGCATTAAACTTTTTAAATATACATTCATTAACTGTATATTATATGGTTCTGATTTATCAGGTATTTGATAAACCATATTTTCATCTACACTTGATTCTTTATCTATAGATAAAAATACACTATTAAAAAACATAGCAACCATTTTTTTATCTCTTGGATTACTACGTATTTCATTTAATTTATGTTCAGGTATACGCATAGTTCCTCTACCTATATCAATACGCCTACGTATATGTCCTTTTATTCTTTTGCTAAAAAAACTTTTTAAAGTCTTTTCAATATCTTCTGAGTCTTCTAGTAATGACCAATCTAATTTATCTACAGCTCTAGTTAATGCTTCAGCTCCAGCTTGTATTAAATCCATTATAGTTAATACTCCACACGCTCTACTATCTGTAGAGAATTTTCTAGCCATTGTTTCAACTAATGGTAGAAACTTTATAATAAGTTCATCTCGTGTATAATAATCATAGAACTTATCTTCAGGCATTGATTGTTTTAAATCTTCTTTATACCTGATGTAATTAGATACATTATAACTCTTCATTCATCAATTTTTTTTCTCTTTTAAGATCTTCACACATATGTCTATGTATTGTTCTTTGTGAAACACCTAATAGCTCTGCTAACCAACGCGTAGTTATTCTTACACCATCAGAATTTATATCAATCATACCTTGATATATTGTTTCTTTATCTAATTTACTTCTACCAATTAGTTTACCTACTATTGATAGCTTTTCCCTAGTAGATAACCCCGTTGACATCTTAAATATTATCTTTCTAAGCTTATTTTTTGGAGGATCACCACCTTGCATTAATACATCTCCAATTATTTCTTCTAATAATTTATTCTTAATAAAAAATGTAACAAAACCATTTTGTTTATCAGCAATAAATCTAGCTACAGTAACAAAATCAGAGTTTATTATGTTATCCATATTAAGATAGTATAATACAAATAAATGCCACTTTAATGATTTATATGTAGTAATTTTAGATTTACTATTAAATAAATGATAACACTCATACGTCCCGTCTTCATAGTATTTATACTGATGGGTTTCAATAGTTGGTTTATCGTTTATAGGATCTCGTCTAAATATAATCCTGCGTTCAATTAACCAGTTAATATTACGTTCATTCATAATGCTACATTATGCTATACACATTACTATGCGTACTACAGTTTGTATTTCTTTTTAAGCTCTTCAATTTTATCATGAGTCTTTTTAGCTTCAAGATATTCTTCATTAGCTATTTGTTCTGCCATTAATTCTTCTAATGGTTCTATTTCTTGTTTAATAAGTTGTTCTTGTGTAATCGTACCTATTTCTAAGTTAGGATTTAAAGCCTGTATCTCAGCTAATTCTTTTTTAAACTGAGCATCATTCTCTTCTTGAGCACCAATTAATTTTTCTACAATTAAATCTGCTAGTCTATTTAGTTCTTTTTCTGTCATTACGTTTCTTTTTAAATTGTTTAATTGCTGATGCAATGTTTCTATAATTAGTTTCAATTAAGTGTTGATATAATTTTCGTCTCATATTCTTTGGGTCTTGTTATTAACATTTCGTTTTTATTAGCTACAATATATTTTTCACCTTCATAATAATTCCAATAAGCTGTAATACTACAACCTGGAACTTTATATTTATCAGGCATACACTGTGGAGGTTCTGTAAATTCTTGATCTGTTGGTATATTAGGAGGTAAAAAAGATAATGGACCAAAGCATTTATCTATTGATACATGTTTTTTACCATATCGTTTAGTATACTCTGCTCCTAATGCTAACATGTGATTAAACAACCACATATATTGTTTATCGTTTTGCCTACACCATATAGTTGAAGGGTGATTATAATGTGCTTTTTTATAAGGAACATTATCACCAGCGCCATAATGATGATGAGCTGTACAAAGCATTTGAGCTGATTCTAATATCATTTTAACTACATGCTTATTGTATTGTACTGTTGCAGCTTTAACTGGATCGGAATGTAAATAAAATATATTCATGTTTATATTATCTAAAGTTATTTATATTAAGTCCGGATGATAATTTCCTTAATTTATTTAAAGCATATCTATGTCTGCCTAAAGCTGTATTAATACTTACATTTGTTTTCTCAGCTATCTGCTTAAACGTCATCTCTTTATAATACTTATATATTATAACTTTTTTAAAGTCATCACATAAAGAATCAATTAATCTTTTGATTAATTTATTATTATTATTCAGTATTATAACGTCTTCAATTGAAAGATTATTATCAACTATGTCTAAAATATTTTCATTATATCTATTATCATCTAGATTTTTTCTTCTAGTTTTTAATGAACGATAGTGATCTAATAATGTAGTACATGCGGCTACTATAACATAAGACAATAGCTTAGTATCTTTAGGTTTAGATTTACTATTTAATAATTTAAAGAAAGTTCTTTGTATTATTTCATGAGACAAATGCTTGTTCTTAGTTTTATTATAGATCACCGCATATATATCTCCATAATTATTCTTAAATATTTCTTCTAATCTTTTTTTCATTATCAACTATTTACTATTATAGTATAAGCTATTACAAATACTATAATGCATATTTGTTCTGCATTATCCTTTATCTTCTTCTTCATAATAATCTCCTGAGTCTAATAATTCTTCTTTATACTGATCCCAATACTCTTCATATATATCTTGCCACCAATGTTCTAGCTCATGGTTAAAGTCAAACTCCATGTCTGACCATAGATTAGGATCTACCCATACATTGTTACCACTAGTTAGTTCTTGTACTGCTTTGTCTGACCATTCATTATAGTCTTCATAATAATAACCGTCTTGAGATACATAAGGTTTATCTTCATGAGTACACCAAAATATATCGTAACCATCGTAGGTCATTTCACTGTATATTTTTAAAGTCCATTTGTCATCTACAAAGTCTGTTGTATTATCTAAGTTACCACCATACTCTGTTGAAATATATTCTAGTAACCAAGGAGCATCTGGCTCTTCCATAAAGCCATCCATCTCTAATTTTTCTTTGATGATTTCATCAGTTAATAATTCTGCCATTGTTTTAAATTTAAAGTTAGTGGACGCGGCAGGACTCGAACCTGCGTTACCATGACTCGGTTGGATTCAGCGTCTCAGCCGTACGGTCAACCATGGGATTCCCTGGTGAGTTGTGACTGTTCTTAGCTTACTGTTACCACGTCTCGGTCAATACCTTATCGCGCCCGTTAATTAATCTGTATAATCCTTTTCAATAGTTAAACATAATTCTCTTGCTACATAGTTAATATGTTTCTGTGTTGTTACACTCCACCAACCATGTTGTATTAGTTTACCAGGATATTCTATTGTTGCGACATGAGTAGAGTAAGACCATATATCATTACCTACTCGTCTTAAGTTTTCTTTGTATCTTCTAAATTTTCTCATCTTTTTCGTTTTCCATAGCACCAGATCATGAATGAGTAAGCTATTTCAAACTCTTCCCATCCATATATACCAGGACTATTAGCTTTAAAGTATTGTTCCCATAATTCTCTAGCATTAGCTTCATCAGGTACTATCATTGTACCTAAAGGCCTTGGCTTTGGCGGAGGTAGTTTAGATAACTCATATAATTCTCTAGCATATGTAGGAACTATATCTCCGTCTTCTACCATTTGTTCATATTTTTTCTTTGAATCCATATTACCAAGGTGTTGGAGGTTTTTCTAACCAAGTTAAACTTCTGAATTTAAACCACTTTGATTTACCATATTTGTATTGGTCATTACCCTCTTCATCTGTGCCTAAATATTTTTCTTTAAAACCAAATGAATTTGGCAGATTACCAACTGTGTAACCTTTGTACTCAACACCGTCAATAAACATTGTGTCTTTACCTTTGAATTTAATAGTTCTCATAATCTAATTTTTATTTGTTATACATTTATATTATCGTGAGTTAATTTATTTTAGTCCGAATGGGTTAATATATCTATTATATTCTGTGCATTAGCTCTAACTTTATTATATGTAGCTAATTCTTCTTTTGAAATTGTATTATTACGGCGACATCTAGTTTCACCTTTAGCAAAATCAGTATAATCCATATCGCCTGCATACTTAGTTTTAATTTCATTAGGTGTCATAGTAAATACATGTTTACTATTATATCTATCAAAGCAAGATATTTTATTATTTTCTTTACCGACCCATACTATGTAAGTATATTGGTGATCAATACTATTTACTGATGGATATAAATAGCTACTGTCATAGTACATATCACGTGCTAGTTTAGCTGAAGCACGAGCTATATCCATAGTTGGATTAGCTAATCTCCAATTTGCTAGTTGTACACCTTGCCATTCAGGATAACCATCATGATGCATGTATAAATTAAGGTAGCTTTTTTCTTCTACACTGTTAGGAACCGCAGTCATTAGACCATGTTCATTGAAGCCGTACTCTTCTGGTACAACCATAATCATATTTCTTGTTGCCATAGTTTTAGATTTAAAATTAGTTGCGGGAGTAGGAGTCGAACCTACGACCTCAAGGTTATGAGCCTTGCGAGCTACCACTGCTCTATCCCGCTATGTCAAGGGTGGTATCGTGCACATACCCACGCTTTCAGGGGTTCGCCGTCTCACATAATACACTTCCGTACGTCACTCGGTAATTACTCCGTAGACACCACATAATGTTTTTGACGTTAAGCTAACCGTCCTTCGTGTTTTACCCTATTAGTGACTAGTGAGGACTCGAACCTCATACCGTCGTAGCCAGTAGAACCACATCATTGGTCTATTTCACCCTAGCTTTATCTACCACAACCTGACCTAGTCAACCAACCTCGAGTCGCTCATAACTTACCTATGTTAAATTGTAGGTGTTAGCGGTGCGCTTCCGGTTGTTTGCCAATATGCTACTATATAACTATGAAAAACACTATCGCATATCGGCTTTAAAGCAGTCATGACTGCAATATCTTTCATCATTTTGTAATGGTTTTTCACATACACAACACTGATATTCTGGTTGGTCGTGTGGATTCATATAATCATACCATTCCATAGTTATTTCTTTTTTGTAAGTTTAAACATATAATGTAATGCTCTTGACATTATATAGTTATGCATTTGCATGTATTCATCGCCTTCAAGATTTTCATCTGCGGGCATAGACCAATGTATATTCTCATATAATTGTTCTAACATATTCTCGGCTACAACTTGTGCAACTCGATCTAATTCTTTCATTTTTGCCATAGTTATTTTATTTACGTCGCCAAGCTTTATGTACACTGGCAGATACTGCTTGACTAACAATTTGTATTGTGTTACCAGTTTTGTGAGTAATGATTGGTACATAGCTAACTTGCTCTGTATCAGAACATTGCACACATTTTTTATAGCCGTAGTCAACTCTGACTTGCGGCAGTTTGTTACCACATTTACACCACATAATAATTATTTTTTACATTAATATTATCTGAAGTAAATTTTATTAAGTTCGTGTAGATATTATTCACCATATATTATTAAGTGTATGTCTGACCTAGTATAACATTCTTGATCAGGAAAATTAATTTCTCTATTATGTATTAGAATATGCTCATCAAGTGGTTGCTTGTAGCAGTAATACATAGCAGTAAAAATACCTACAAAGTAAACTAATGCAAACATCAATAGTTTACTAATTAAATTTTGTGTATGCTTCATCTATTATTTCTTCGTATTTAGTTATCATCCATTCACAGTTAGTTGCTTTATGTCCTAACTGGACTAAATAAGATTCGTGGTCATTTTCCACAACCTTACCATCCTCGTTTTGTACAACTTCAGGGTATAAGTATTTATACACTCTACCATCTTCAAAGTCTAGTACAAATAAATATAAGTCTCCATTCATTTTTTATAGTTTTTAAGATAATACTGTAATAAATAGTTTAGTCTAGCTAAACCTGACCAGATCTTTACTCGTGACGTAGTTGTGTATTCTTTTGTGACTAAATCAATACCATCAAGATACATCCATCTAACTTTTCTTTTATATTGAGGATTAATCTGATAAACTCTGTCACTACTATCACATCTACGAACCATACCTGATTTATAGGTTGCTAGCGTTTGACCTGTTGGTAACTTAAACTGACGTGTACCATTACGCCATTGTCTTTTTGTAGTAGTTTCTACAATATTATGTTCATGAAGCATAGCTCTTACAAAGCAGTCTTCAAGCCATAGTTGTTTTTGTTTCCAATTCATAATTATAATTTTAGGGAGCATAGTGGGAGTCGAACCCACACCTTAGTACCGTAGTATGCTCCATTGCCTCTAGAGGCTTATCCATATATACCAAATGATGCAGGAAAATCTGCTTCACCAGTAATAAAACCAAATATTAAAGTTAACATACCAATGATAGTTAAACCCATCAAACTATATATCCACGCTTGAATAATTAAGTCTGTTACTTTTACTATTGTTTTATGATTTTTTTTCTTCATCTTGTTTAAATAATTTATTGCCCCATTTCCAATCGAATGTAGACCAAGTAAATAAATCTTGATCAGAAAAGGTAGCTAGTGTTCGTATTTCTTCTATTGTCATTTGAGTATATCTATCGTAAACATGAAGCTTAGCGATGATATGTTTTACTGTGCTACTATAACTAGCCTTGTTTTTATTAAGACCGTATTTTACTTTAGGTAGCAGTTGTTCGTATAAATTTTCCATATTAATATTATCGTTACTTGTTATTATTAAGTCTGTGTTAGATTAATATATAATCTAGTCCCCACTCGTCAGTTTCTTTAGTGTATTTTATGTTGTTAGACGTGAGTGATTCAATTAGTTCAACCATATCAGAGGTGTATTCAAAGAGTATAAATTTATAATCTTTGTAGTCTTCTATGTTTAAGTTATTATCATCAAAGAAAACTTCGCAGTCATCTACGTAGTTTATCTCAGTATGTTGAGCTAGTAAGTAGTTTAGTTCTTCATAGTTCATAGGTGATAATTTATTTAGTTATTAAAAATTGTTAGTATGCTCAATGCACTATCTCTTGATGTGCAACTTGTTATATATATTATCGCAAGGAATATCACGCAAGTCCGTGGAGGTGACATCAGTTAGAATAATAAATGACAAAAGGCTATTAAGATTATAATAGTAATAGCCTAATGTCACTAATTAATTATACTAATTTCTTTAAATCTCTAACAAACTTAGGTAAGTTATTAGTGTTAGTATAATTGCCATATTTATTGAAGCAAGGCATATTATCAAACTTCTCTTTTAGTTGATTATAAACCAGGTCATGGTTATAAGTGCATTGCTCGTTGTTTTTATTAGTAAAAGTAATTACTACATTTTTACCAATTAAGGTCTTTCTAATGACAAACCTTTTTGTGACTAAGTTTTGATTTTTACTCATAGTTATATATTTTTTAAATTCAGAAATAGTATCGTTTAAATCATTATGCAAGTCCGTGAAGGTCAGGGCAGAGGGTAAAAGAAAGAGGCAACCGAAGTTACCTCTTTGCTTACACTACATAATGACTTCTAAGTCACGGACAAACTTTGGTAGATTCTTGCTATTGGTATAACTGGAATACTTAGCGAAGCATGGCATTGACTCGAACTTGTCTTTTAATTGGTTATAGACTACATCGTGATTGTACTCGCATTTATCACCTTTGTGATTAGTGAATACGATTACAGTATTCTTACCGATTAATGACTTACGTATTACAAATCTTTTAGTTTGCAATGTGTTTACTTTAGTTTTCTTTGTGTTACTCATAGTATATTATTTTTTAAATTCAAATATAGTATCTACATAACATAGACATAAGTCCGTGAAGTTTCCATCGTAATCATTCACTCGCAAGTCCGTGACTCGCATAGCACTATAAAAAAAGCTAAAAAGCTAGACGGTATTACAAACCAAAGGTAAAAACGTTATTGCAAATCTCTAAAACAAAGGGCAACCCGGCAAAAACAAAACGACTTTCCTAAAAAAAAGCTATGTCAAAAAATAGGTAGTAACCCCATAACCCTCTATAAGTAACCCCTTATGATATTATACTAAGTATAATATCTATATATACTATTATTAATAAGTAGCTGTGTCACAATGTAAATTAGCTAAAAAACCTGTAAGGATATATATATACACTCTAAATAAAAAATTATGGGAAAAGGTAAACACGGCGGATATAAGTCTGCAGCACAAAGAAAAGCGGTTCATGCCAGCAAAAAAGACGGTGGAAAAGGACATCCAGGTAAACAAAATCATGTTTCTAAGCTTGATTCATTAGCTCAAGCAGCTAAATATGAAGTTCATGATAAATTTGCTAATGCAAAGGCTAAAGATTTAGCAGATGCAGCAGAAAGAAAGAAGCATGATGATACTAGACCTAAGCCTGTACCAGTAAATGATTCAACAGGAACTGCTCCTGTATTACCGAAGCCAGTTACAAAACCTTCATTTAAAGATAGAGTTAATAATTTCATGAAAATTTTTGCAAAAGGAGCTGGTTATTCTAATTTATAAAAAAAATGCCTCAAAAACTAAGTCCTAAAGCCGCTAAAGCAAAAGCAAAAAGAGATCTTGCCGCTGCAAAAACGCCTAGTAGAAGACAAAAAAAGGCAGAAAATCAGCGAAAAAGAAGAAAAGCTGCAAAAAAACACGGTATTAACTGGTTGTTAGACAAAGATTACGATCATACTAAAAAAAGATTCGTAAAAGTAGCGCAAAATAGAGGTAATTACGGTAAAGGAACAAAACCAAAAAGTTAAAATAGCAAAAAATGGCAGATATAAGCACATATACAGTAGGAACTCCCAAAGCAAGCGATATGGTTCTTGGAACTCAGCTTGCGGATCCAAATATAGAGGGAGATACTAACAAAACAAGAAATTTTACAGTACAACAAATAACCGATTTAGCTAAATCTATCGGAACATTAGGTTATACACTGTACTCCGCGTTATTAACACAGACTGGAACTAACGCTCCAACATCAATTCAGCTACAAAATACTATACCTGGCACAATGACATTAGCAAGAACAGGTGCAGGTGTTTATACAATAACAAATTCTGGTACGCCTTTTACAGCTGACAAAGTACAAGTGTTCGTAAACGGTGGTAATAACGACGGAACAGTGGTTAGATGGACAAGAACAAGCACAAGTATAATAACTATATTAACTGGTGGTGCTGACGCTAAATTAGTAGCTGGATCTATAGAAATTAGAGTATATTCATAATAAAATTTAAAAAAAATGGCTAGAATAAGTTCATATCCGTACGATAGAACAGTTACAGACAATGATGCATGGATAGGAACAGAAGCATCTAACAGGCGAACCAAACAGTTTACAGCTAAAGATGTTGCTACTTATTTAAATTTAAACGCTAAAGTAAATATTGGCGGACAAATGTCTTTTAAATGGTCTGACACAGAAAATGGTGGTGAAGGAACAATATCAAAATCTGGAGGTGGTGGATCAGGAGACGCATTTAATACATTAACTACTGTTCATTTATCTATAATAGAACTAAACAGTCAAAATGTAGTAAAATTTTTAGAATATTTAGTAGGAAAAGATATATTACTAGGAGAAGGTGAACAAATAAGTCAGTTTGGTCATTATAAATTAAACTCATATGTTGTAGATCCTACTAACAATCAATATTATATCGCTACTTTAACATATATAGGTGGTAATGGTGTTATAGCTCCAGAAGGATCTCAATATACTATTATACATTTTAATATTGAAGCTGGCGATAAAACATTTAATTTCACTCAAGGTGCTGCTGCATCTACTTGGAATATAACGCATAACTTAGGAAAATATCCATCAGTGTCAGTGGTTGACACCGGGGATACTTCTGTTTTAGGTGGTGCGGTAGAATATACAAACACAAATCAATTAACAATAACATTTAGCTCGTCATTTGCGGGCAAAGCATTTTTAAACTAACAAAAACATGGCAATAGCATTCGTAAACAATATCGATTTTAGTAGTGGTGCATCGGCGCAAAAACTAAGATTTGAGAATTTAGGCTCTGATCCAAGTAGTAATTTATACGAAGGACGAGTTTATTACAATACCGCAAGTGATGTAGCTAGGCTATATACAGGTTCTGGTTGGGTAGACATAGGAGCTTCATATAGTTTTACAGCAGCAGGTGATACAGGTTCATCTGTAATAAACGACGGTAACACATTAACAATAGCAGGTGGAACAGGATTAACATCATCAGTTCCATCAACTGATACAATTTCTATTAAACTAGATGACACAGCGGTGTCAGCTGGATCTTACACAAACGCGTCTATTACAGTAGATGATCAAGGTCGTTTAACAGCTGCTTCAAGCGGTACAGCAGGTACTATGTCACAATGGTATCTTAGAGATGATGACAACGATGATAAAACAGTTAGCAATAACAAATATGTAAAAGTTACTGCAGCTACTGGTACAGCTGGTACTAATTTATCAGGAACAGGTACAACTGGTGATCCTTATGTATTAGCTATTACATTACCTGATACTAACACTACATATAGTACAGCAACAGCTTCTGCATTAGGATTAGTAAAACTTGGTAGTGATACTACGCAATCAGTTGCGGGTAATACTGTATCAAGTACAGCAAGTAGATCATATAAAGTACAATTAAACTCTAGTGATCAAATGCTAGTAAACGTACCTTGGACAGATACGAATACTACTTATAGCATGATGACTGCTACTACTCTTGGTCTAGGAAAATTATTTAGCAATACAACTCAAACAGTTGCTGCTAATACAGTTTCAGCTACAGCATCAAGAACATATGGTATACAGAAAAATTCTAGTAATCAGTTAGTAGTAAATGTTCCTTGGAGTGATACAAACTCAGGTGGTACTGTAACAAGTATTGCAACTGACGGTGGTATTAGTGGTGGAACAATAACAGGATCTGGTACTATTGTTCTTAAAAACAATGCTGCTTTATCTGATGATACATTTATGGCTTGGGACGACACAAATGGTCAACTCATAAATGCACCAGCAACATTTAGTGGAAATAATATAACTACTACTAATGATTTAACTGTAGGTGGTGAATTAACTGTCTCAGGTACAGGTCAATCAAGTTTTGCTGGTCAAGTAACAGTACCAGCTACTCCAAGTGCTTCTACAGATGCTGCTTCTAAAGGATATGTATTATCTCAAGTTGGTGGTGTTGGTAAATTCCAAGGAGGATATAATGCTAGTACAAACTCACCAGCGTTAACTGGTGGTAGTAACGTGGCGCTTGATCAAGGTGACTTTTATGTAGTAACAACTGATGGTACTTTCTTTAGTGATACTGTAGAAGTTGGTGACTTTATCTTTGCTAATAATGCAATTGCTGCAAGTTCAACTCCATCTGCTTCAGACTATACAACAGTTCTTGCTGACCAAAACATAGCAGGTGCAGGATCTACAGATGGTGCTACTGAAAAAGGTGTGGCTGGATTTGATTCAGATATGTTTACAGTAACCGCAAATGGATGGGTACAGTCTAAAATTTACGGTGGTACTACATCAATAGGTATTGTTCCAACTGGTGGTTCTTCAACTACGTTCTTACGTGGTGACGGTACTTGGGTTACTCCAACCAATACTGAATATAGTATGATGACAGCAACTACATTAGGTTTAGGTAAGTTAGAAGACAACACTACACAAACTGTAGCTGCAAATGCTGTTAGTGCAACCGCAAGTCGTACTTATGGTATTCAAAAGAATTCAAGTAATCAACTAGTTGTTAACGTACCATGGAGTGACACAAATACAACATATAGTGCAATGACCACTAGTACACTTGGTCTTGGCAAAATTAGATATTCTACTGGAAGCACACCTGCAGCAAATTCACAATCAACAACTGCTAATAGAACTTATGGTGTTACTAAAAATTCAAGTGATCAATTAGTAGTTAACGTTCCGTGGACAGATACAAATACTCAAAATGTAACTAGTGTATCTCAAGGTACTTCAGGTACTTCAACAGGATTATCAAATGCTATAGAAGTTACTCCAACCACAGGAGCTGTCGAAGTAATAGCGAATAAATATAACGGTGGAAATAACGTAGGTTATGTACCAAGCGGTGGTTCTGCTAGTACATTCTTAAGAGGTGATGGTTCTTGGGCTACTCCAACTGATACAGGTGCTCTTGGTAAACGTATAGTTTTAAACTCAAGTTTAGCATATGTATCAAAAGCTGATTCAGGTGGTGTAAGAACATTTACAGTTGATGTTTCAAACTCTAGTGTATTCGGAGCTGGGACTGTTGCTTTAGATGTAAAATGCGAAGTAATAACATCTGGTGGAGCAACAGTATACGCGGATGTAACTAGATCTTCAGCTGATTTAGAAATAGCTTTCTTAGGAACACCTTCTGATAGTGCTTATGAAGTATTATTAACATATGTTGGATAAAACAACAAAAATAAAATTAAATTAAATGCCACATTTTGAAACAAATATAACAACTGATGGTGACATAATATTAAATGGAAACCAAAAAGAAGGAGATGTAGTAGCTGCCGGTGGTGTATTTACTGGCGGCGCTGCACAAGCTACAACATATTCCTTACATGTTGGTGGTAAAGCAAAAGTTGATACTATATCTAATGCTACATCAGATACTGATAAATTTTTAGTAAGTGATAGTGGAGAGATTAAGTATAGAACAGGAACTCAATTAGTTTCTGATCTTGGTGCTGTATCAGGTTTTGCATATTTACCTTTAGCTGGCAACTCTACTTCTACACTAATAACAAATAATGTTTATTTAAGTAATCTAGTTGCTTTTCAATGGAGAAATTTTGGCAACACAGCCAATACATTTTCAATGTTAAACGATGCAAATAATGATTTCTTTTTAATAAATGAAAGTGGTGGTAGAAATTTTGAATTATGGAATCAAGCTGAAGATGGTGATATAACATTTTATGCAGATAGTGGTAATGGAACTGCTACTGAATATTTTAGATTAGATGGTAGTGCTGCAAGTACTGGTAGTGCTCTTTATACTAAATGGCCTGATAAATCTCGTATAACGCTGGGAAGTTCTACTGATTTAGAATTATATCACGACGGATCAAACTCTTATATTTTAAATGCAACAGCTGATTTATATATAGATAGTAATGGTGATGATTTATATTTAAGAGCTAGTGATGATGTTATAATACAATCACAAAGTAGTGAAAATGCTGTTTATTGTACAGGTAACGCTGGTGTTCAATTATATCATAATAATTCACAGAAATTTCAAACAACATCAAGTGGTGTATCAGTTACAGGAAACTGTACGTTATCAAGTGATGGAAATCTTGTATTAGATCCAGATAGTGGTATTGAATTAAATACTTTTGCTGCTCCTGGAGCTGGTGCAGAAGGAAACGGTATAATTATAAAACTACACAGCTCATCTACTACATTTGGTAAAATATATTATAAAAGTAATTTAGCAGCTGCTTGGTCGTTAGCCGATGCAGATAGTGATGGAGCTACAAGGATGTTAGGTGTTGCTTTAGGAACAAGTTCATCTAGTGATGGTATGTTATTACAAGGACTTATTAGAATTGCATCACATGGTTTAAGCGCTGGTGCGCCTCTATATGTATCTACTACAGCTGGTGAATTTACTACAACTCCACCTAGTGGAGCTGGTGATTATGTTAGAGTTGTTGGATATACTATAGATTCAAATATAATATATTTTAATCCAAGCGGTACTTGGGTAGAAGTTAGTTAATCATGCCTACAATAAATGCATCTAAATATGGAATACTAGGGAATTCATCAATTAATTCGTTTAGTCAATGTAGAAACTCTAGTACTGCAAATGATTTTACTTCAAATCAACCTACTAGTAGCAATGCTATTTCTGTTAGGATGAGATATGTATCTGGTGGTAAAGGAAGTGAATGGCAGTTATATCGCGCTTTCTTTGCTTTTGATGTAACTAGTTATCAAACAGGATACACTATTAGTAACTTAAGATTAAGACTTGATCCTACAGCTACTAGTAGTAGTAATTTTCCAATAGCTATTGTAAAGTCTACAGCTCAAGGAAATGCAGATACAAATTTATCATCAAGTGATTTTGGTGATGTAGATTTTAGCACTCTATATGGAGGAAGTAGTACAACATATTGGCCTGATACAAATAGTATTAGTGACATAACTTTAAACTCAACTGCTATTAGTGCATTTAGTACTGGTTACTTAAAACTAGCTGTAATGTGGTATGACGATTATAATAATCAAGCGCCGCTTTTAGTACAAACCCTGAATGGTTATCAAAATTTTTCTTATGTTCCAAGACTTGAATTTACAGCTACAGCTACTGGTTATTCAAATAATGTTATAGGGGTTGATGGTGATGATATAGATAACATAATAAGTGTAGATGCAGCTGATATAGATAATGTAGCTGGAATATAAGTAAAATATACATAAAATCAGTAATAATAATATTATACCCTGCTCGGGTAAGAGCAATAAACCAATAATAACTTAAAACCAAAATTATGACGTTTTATTATCAGACTAGAACGTGGAATAGTCAACCACAAATTTCAGAAGAAACCATTAACCTTTGGAAACATCTTTCAGAAAAAAAGAACTGGAGGATAACCCAATTACCTAACGGTTTTTATCAAACTGAATACCAAGATCCAAATGAAGATACTTGGCACGACGTAACCCGTAGAGAAACTATTGAAGGAGCAGAACAAGCTATTGATGGATCAGTAGAACACTATGCTAAGAAAGTAGATTTCTTAAAAGGACCAAAAGTCGTCAAAACCTTTAAATAACAATTAAATTAAATTAAATTAAATTATGTCAAATATGATAGTAAAAAATCTTAACTTCGGTAACGAGGCTAGAGATAAAGTATTTGAAGGAATTGAAAAACTTACACAAGCTGTTAGCTCCACTTTAGGAGCTAGCGGTAAGTGTGTTATTTTAGAAGATTCCAATGGTAATCCTATAATTACTAAAGATGGTGTAACTGTAGCAGAAAACATAATATTGAGAAACCCAGTAGAAAATATGGGTGCTACATTATTAAAACAAGCTGCTAAAAAAACAGTACAGGAAGCAGGCGACGGAACCACTACAGCAACCGTATTAGCTCACGCTATTTTAGATAATGCTTATAAAGTGTTAGATAAAAAAAACGTAAGAATAATAAAAGAAGGTGTAAACAGCTGTGTTGATAAAGTTGTAAAATATTTAGATAATATTTCAATACCTGTTAAAGATGAAATGCTTGATCATGTTGCAACTATATCTACTAATAACGATAAAAAATTAGGTACATTAATAGCTAATGCTTTTAGATCAGTAGATAAAACAGGCGTAGTAATGATGGAAGTATCAGTTTCGGGTGAAACTAAAACTGAAGTAATTGATGGTGCACAATATCCTAAAGGTATAACATCACCTCATTTTATAACAAACAAAGAAAACAAGTCTGCAGAATTAGATAATCCATTAGTTTTAATTATTGATTCTGAAGTTTCTACTATAAGGCAAATACAATCTATATTAGAACATGTTATAAAAAATAAAAAACAATTATTAATAATAGGTGATTTAAGTCCTGATGTTTTAACTGCATTAGCAATGAACAAAACAAAAGGCAATATAAAAATAAATGTAGTAGAAGCTCCAGTATTAGGTATAAATAGAAAGCAAATATTAGATGATATTGCATTACTTACAAATGCTGTTGTTATAAATGAAAATTTAGGTGACGATATGGATTTAATAGATATAGACTATTTAGGTTCATGTTTAAAAAGTGTTACTACAGAAGATGAAACTATTATACAAATAGGTGAAACAAAACCGGAAACATTAAGTATAATAGAAGAAATCAAAAAGGAATTAAAAAGTTGTAAAATACCTGATAAAATAATAAGTTTAGAAAAAAGATTAGCTAGATTATCTGCAAAAATTGCGGTTGTAAAAATAGGTGCTAATTCAGAAGTTGAACTAAAAGAAAAATTAGATAGAGCTGAAGACGCTATATGTGCTACTAAAGCTGCTATAAAAGAAGGTATAGTTCCTGGAGGAGGAGTTGCTTTGTTAAATGCTTCTTTTAATGTAAAAGGAGATAATCAAGGTGAACAAATTTTATTAGAATCTATTATGTCTCCTTATAAAGTTATATTAAATAATGCTGGTATAGATGAAATAGTTATACCTGCTGAAGATGGTGTAGGTATAAATGTAATAAATAAAGCTAAAGCAAACATGATAGATGAAGGTGTAATTGATCCTTTGCTTGTAACTAAAAGCGCGTTAAAAAACGCTGCTTCAGTAGCTACTACAATTTTATCTACAGATTGTGTAATTAATAATATTAGAGTTGATGAAAGCAATAGGTAGAAATTTAATAATAGAAAAAACCAAAGAAGGAACCACAAAAACAAAAGGTGGTTTACTTTTAGGTGAAAAACATAAAGATGATATTAGATATACTAAAGCTACTATTTTAGCTGTAGGTGATGAAATAAAAGGATTAAATGAAAATGATACTATTTATTTTGATAGACACGCAGGACATAAAATAGAAGTAGAAGATAATACTTATCATGTTATAAAATCACAAGATGTGGTCGTTGTTTTATGAAAAGGCTAGAAGCATCAGATTTAAAAGATCTGAATTTGCTGAAACATTATCGTATAATACGTAAGTGGGCTTGTAAGAACAACGGCTTAAATGATGCTGAATTAGAATTGTTAATTTATTTAGATTGTGTAGATATGTTTACCATAAAAGATTTTAAAATGGGTACATACTCTTATAGTTGGGATAAAAAAAGATGGAACAAATTAATAAAGAACAACTGGATAGTTGTTTGGCGTCATAGAAATAGAACGACTCAAAAATATAATATTTATAAAATATCGTTTAAAGCAAAACAACTTATAAATAAAATTTATAAAATAATGTTAGGTTATGAAGATATACCTACAAGCGAAAGAAGAAATATTATAATGAGAAAAGATACGTATACAAATAAAGTTTTAAGAACTTCTATATATAATGTTAATATAGATAAAAATAGATAAACATGGCTTTTAAAAATAATGTAAAACGCGCTGCAAAAATAATGTTTGGTGATGACTTAGAAAGAGATTTACCTCATCCATTAAAACACTGCGGTAGTGATATGATGCACTCTGAAGGTTGGAACAAGATGAGACAAATGAATAGTCCCGGCACAGCAGGTAATGACGCTAGTTATAAAAAAGCTGAAAAAATGAGAACTACTCATCCAGTAAAAAATAATCACGTAAGACCAGGTAGCGCTGCTTATAATGCTTTATCAGAGCTTAATATGCTTGATAAGTTTACTAAACCAGAACCTGCACCTTTAATTCCAGGCACGCCAACTCAAACAAAGTTTGGTGGAATGAAATTACCAGATGTAAAACCTCCTGTTTTTGGAAGTGGTAGTTATTCAAACCCACAAAGTACTACTGATTCAGGCGCTAACAATAACAGCAATACTATAAATCCATATAGTTTTATGGACGATCCAATGTTAGACGCAGAAAGAGATCCTAATAAAAATAAATTTGGATTTAACAAAAGAAATTTACCTTCGATTGACGCTAGATTAAAACAAGCATTAGCTGATGGTAAATACGCAAAAGCAAAAAGATTACAAAAGAAAAAAGAAAATTTTATCAAGAGTCAAACTAATAGAGCAGGTGAAGATTTTATGAAAGAGTTTGCACCTGATGTTAATAAAGAAAACGAATAATTATGGCAAGAAAAAAAATATCTTATAAAATACCTCCATTGAGACAAATGGGTTTGCCTGGTGGTTTAAAACAAACAGGTTTTGCTCACGAAGGAATTGAAGGTATGACTAATTATCAGCAGTTTGCAACTCCTGAAGCTTATACAATGGGTCACATGGATAGAACAGCTCAATATGGTCAAAACCCAGGTGGTTTTATGCCAACTTATATTGCCAATACAAATCCTATTAATCCTCAGTTACAAAATCAAACATTAGCTCCATTAGGTGGTGCTGTTGATAAAACCGGTGTTTCAAAACAAACTTTAATGCAAAATGCTATAAATACTGGTAAACCTTTAGTTGACAATGTTAAAGAATCAGTTAATACATTTTCATCTGAAATAGATCCTGCAGACAAAACAGAGTTTAAAAACGAAGTAATAAATGATGTTATGTCAAATGTGAATCCACCAGAAATGCAGGCACCGCAAAATAAATTAGAAGAATTATATAAACCAGTTTAACACAATAGTTATGAATCATAAAAAATATGACCCAGCAATGGAAAAGTTAAAGCCAGGAACTAAAGTTGGTATAGTAGGTGAATCACATATATGGGATGGGCCGCTAGATCAAGTTGGTAGACCTCATGGTCCAGGCTTAAGTTCAGGTATATACGGTAAAGAAGTATTAAAAGCTCCTTGTTCGTATAAAGCAGGACCTATAACTCAACTTGCAAAAGGATAACAGTAAGAGAGCTGTATAAAACTCAACAATAACATTTAACATTTAACAATAACATTTAACACGAAAATTATGGCAAATTTCATTAAAATTAAAGCTGCAGACATTAATGTAGCTAATCAACTTTCTGATATATTAATCGGAGACGTTGAAGCAGTATACCAAGGTTTAGCAAATGGAAACGCATCTGCTGATAACTTTGTAGTTTATGCTGGAGGTAAAAGCTACTTATTTGAAGTAACTGCAAAAGGTAAAGAGTGGGCTGATTTATTTATTTCAGCTGTAACTGCGAACCCAGGAGGTATTATGTCAATTGTACAAAACAATACAGGCGTAAAAATTACTGACTTAGTAGTAGCATAACACAAATTATTAATCATAATTCCCTGTTAGTTTTCTAGCAGGGTTTTATTAAAACTAAAAAAATGGGACACGGACATTATTCAGGAAACCACCCAAGGTTTTCTAAAAGACAAGAAGAACGTTATGATGCTAAAATGGCTCATAATAAAGATTTGAGTGCCTCTGCAAGATTACATTATTTAGAAAATGATGAAACTCATCATCCAGCTAAAATGGATTATCCAGCTAAAATGGATTATCCAGCAAGAGAAATGGACATGCCGGTTCAAAACTTTGGCTATGTAGCTTCACAAGCTAAAAAAGCAGGAGACAAATCTTTTGAATATGCAGGAAAAACTTTTCCAGTAAAAGAAAGCGAAGATCTTAAAGCTATGCCTATACCAGATATTGAAGAAGGTAAAGCTGAAGGCGACATGCCAAATAGAATGCTTGATAAAGCTGTTAGAGAATACGCACCAGTTAAAAAACATGGTTCTATGAAAGGTGATCAATCAGCTACTCATATAGATTATGCAAACTATAAAGGTACTGACAAAGGTTATCATGGACATAGCGGTTCATCTCACGGAGATCAATCAGCTACACATAGAGATTACATAAAAGGTAATGTATCTCACCCTGCTAAAGAGCATGGTAAGCCTCATGGACCTGCTATGAAGTTAGCTGGAAGACCAGCAATACTTAGACATTGTAGTCCAGGACACAAATAAAGTTCTTTAAAATAATAAGCTCCGGTTTTTACCGGGGCTATTATAAAAAAAAATATTATGGCATTTAAGATGAAAGGTGCACCTTATTGCACTTGTAGTATGAATACACCTATATACAATATGGATATGGAGGAAGGTACATTAGGTGTTGCCACAAAAAATGGTAGTATACTTGTTGAAAGAACAATGTCACCAGCTGAACAACAAGGTACTATAAATCATGAATTAATTCATTTACAAGATATAAAAGATTATAGAACTTCAGGAGGATCTAAAGGTTTAGATTATAACGAAGATGAATTAATATTTGACGGGGTATCATATCCTCGTAGAAATGGTAAAATAAAATATGAAGGTAAATGGAGACCTGAAGGTTGGCCAGGATTTAAATGGGAACAAAAAGCTTATAGAAATTCATAATGGCATTTAAATTAAAAAACCCCTTAAAATCACCACTAAAACAAAATCATGATTGGTTTCAACAATTACCTAATCGCGATGAACCAGGAGGTTATGGTTTTGCTTATGGACAAGAAAGTCCTAAACAAATAGTGAGATATGAAAGAAGTAGCATAGATGATTCATATCGTACAGGTGATCAAGAGTGGGCTAGTTTTAATCCTAACATGAACACAGACTTAAGTCAAATTGACTATGATAGTTTAGATGCTGCACAAAAAAGATATTACGATAGATATACTGATCCTGAAATAAGAAAAAAACTAATGGAGCAAGCTAGATTTGCAACAGGTGAAAAAATGAATGAAGAAGATATTGACAAAATGATTATATCTACTTTAAACGTTCCTTATAATGAAACTACTAATGTAGGAAGAAAAGATGCTGATGCAACTTTTATGCAAGATAATATGAATGGAAAGCCAATTTATATTGGTGAAGGTCCTAAAACTCAAATTAGGTTTTTACCAGACACTGATGACGCAATAAAAGGTGAAGAATTAAGTCACGTAGCTACAGGACATTTACAAGATAAAATAATTAGAGAGTATTTAGGAAGTCCTACTGAAGCTAGATCAGGTTCAGATGCTCAAGGACGTATTGCTAGATATTTAAATCAACCAAGTGAGCTTTATGGTAATTTTTATAAACTTGGTGCTCAAATAGGATTAAAACCAAATGAACAAATAGAAAGCCTTGAAGCATTAGAAAAAAGAATAAGTGAAGCTGGTTTATCGAGTGGTAACAGTCATCTTTTACGTTTATATGATACACCAGAAGAAAGACAAAGACTACTTGATGCTTTAAATAATGTAGCATTTCAAGAGCAAAAATCACCTGGAACAACTAAATGGAATCAATTATCAGCTAAAGAAATGTTAGGTGATATAGAGCAAGATAATCAATCAATGTATTCGTAATGGCTTTTAAAATAAAAAACCCTTTTAGACCTCAACCTACTCTTAGTAATCAACGAACGCTAGGTAGAGATGGGAGAGTTATTTCGCCAGTAAGACAAACTGATGATGATACTAGAGAAGGAACAGTATTAGATTATAAAGATGCTGTAGCAATGGGTGATAATCTAAAATTTGAAGATTTAAGCAGAATAAAAGATCCTAGAACTGCAGAAGAATATGATGCTAGTATTTCTATGCAACCCGATATAGAAATGTCTAATCCTAGTTTAATGGATAGAGGTGTTAAGTTTTTATATGATAATCCTATTATAGGAAAGGTTGCTAGTAAATATCCTTTAATTAATGAAGCATATAAAGGTGCTACTAAATTTATGATGGCTAAATCTGGTGGTAAAGGCGGTGGAGTAAGTATGAATGAAATAATCGAGAATATTAAGGGTGGTGAAAATTATACAGGTTCAGATCAAGTTGGCTGGAAACCAGAAGGTGGTCCAACATTAGCTGATCAATTTTTATCTCCTAAAGATTTGTTCAAAGTACAAGATGAAGCACCTAAATCAGATGATTATGGTTGGATGAAAACTTATAGTCTTAAAGGTGATGAATTTGACAAAGGTATCGATGCTGTAGATACTACTAGTAATTATGAATTATATGGTAGAGATGGTTTAATAAAACCAGAAGCTTTAGAATCAGATTCTTCTAATTTTGATAAAAGAACATATAGAGAAAACTTTCCATACGCGTTAGCTGACGTTATGCGTCGCACTGAAGCTTATGATGATCGAGGTGATTTAAAAGACTCAGGTTATAATCCTAATAAATCTATGGAAGAAAACTTTAAAGATTTATACAAAGGTAAAACTTTTTACGGTACAGGAGAAGAAAATATTAATTTAGGTAGAGGTTATTTAGGTGCTGATATGGGTGGTATGAGAGCTGGTGTAAGTACTAAAGGTAATTTACCATATATGAGTGTTTGGGATGCTAACGATTATCAAACACTTGGTAAAGGTGGTTGGTTAGCTAAATGGGAACAAAATAATCCAAATGCAACTGAAAAAGAAAAAGATCAAGCAAAAAGAGGTTATATGCAAGCTCAACTTTTAAGTAGAGCTTCACGTGATCAAGGCGCTGCGGGTGGTTTTAAAACATATGATCAATTCTTTTTTACACCTGATAAATATAAAGATTATATTTCAGATGAAGATAAAGAGTTTATGCAAGAGTTTTATGGTATACATGATGCTGGTGGAGGCATGGGATCAGGCTCAGAACCTATAGTAATAAACGCAACTAGAAAGAAAAAGTAAAAACATTGTTAATCAAGTGATTATAAAAGATGAGTAAAAAGAAATTTAAAGATACAACTGTTGGTCAATTATTGTTTGGCGCTGCATCTGTAATAAACCCTACATTAGGTAATGTATTACAAGGTGTTACATCTCCAAAAGAAGCTATTGAAGCTATTACTAAATCAGATGCTCCTGCTGAAGATAAAGTAAAATTACAACAAATAATTTTTGAACAACAAAATAAAGAAATAGAAGCCATAACATCAAGATGGCAAGCAGATTCTATGAGTGATTCATGGATGTCAAAAAACGTACGACCTTTAGTTTTAGTATGGTGTATAATAGTTTTTTCATTTGCTGGAATATTAGATAGTGTAGAAACTATACCATTTCATATAAATGAATTATGGAACGATACTTTTGAGAAGGTCATGATGGCCGTTGTTTTAGCCTATTTCGGCGGACGTACGACAGAAAAGGCAAGTAATATATTTAACAAAAAATAAAAAAAATAATGGGAAGTTACATAGCAAGTTTAAATGATTTCGCGGTTAGAGCAATACCGTTTGTTGCAAGTACAGTAAAACAAGATACTGCTTTAAATATTAGCGCGAATACTAGTGCTAATTTAGCAGCTTCACAAACAGCTGTATGTGTTCCTTCAGGTGGAACAGCATATGCAAAATCAACTGATTATACTTTTGAATTAACAACTGATAGTAGTGTTCCTAATGCTTCTGTTAATAGTGTAAAAGCTACATATGTAGGTCCTAAAGCATACAATAAAGCTTTAGCTACAGAAACTTTTATATTTAATGCAGCTGCTTTAGCTCCACTAGGAAGTGATGGTCAAAACCCAATCGCAGGAACAGTTACAGTTACATTAGTAGCTGGTAATCTTGATTTTCCTGTATCTACTAAATATTGGAACAACGAATGTGTTGCAGTTTATGTAGGTGGTTCAGCTGGTAATATAGTTGGTACATTAGCTTCAGATGATTCTGAAACTACAATAGCAGTGGCTGCAAATTCAGGTGTTTTACCAGTCGCTTTTAAATCATTAAATAGTACTACTACAACTGCAGGAAGTTTAGTTTTACTACAGTAAACACAATTAAAAACAATTAAATTTTATTAAATTATGGCAAAAGCTAAAAAAATTACAAAGGAAGAATTAGAGAACGTTAAAAACTTAAATAACAAAGCTAATGAAATAGCTGTACAAATAGGAAGTTTAGAAGTTCAAAAAGATTTATTAGTAAAAGAATTTTTATCAAACAATGTACTTGTAGATAAAGCTAAAAATGAATTGCAAGAAAAATACGGAGATGTATCTATTGATTTAAAAGATGGTTCTATAAAATCAATTGATGAGGTTGAAAATGGAAAATAATATAAGAAAAATCAGTATTGGCACTGATTATAAGAATGACGCAATGCATTATGCAGTTGGACAACAAGTATATGGTGGTCATGAAATATCACACATATTGTTTAATGAAAAAGATAATTCTTACAACATACATATAAAAAAATCTAATGAGGTTTTGCCGTGGAAGAAGTTTAACTCTAACATGGCTATTTCAATAGAATATGATTTAGAGTACTAATGAAAAGCTTATATGATTTTATCGTAGAACCCCTAGGTGAAACATATAACAATGAAGTTCAGGTAGAGGATAAAAAATTAATAGTAAATTCTAAAATAGAAAGCTTTAAATTTGTTAATAGACATGCTGTTGTTAAAGCATGCCCTTTAGCCTATTATACCGGAATAAATGTGGGAGATATTGTTATAGTTCATCAAAACGTTTTTAGAGTTTTTTATGATACTAAAGGTAAACAAAAGAAAAGTAGATCTTGGTTCAAAGATAATTTATATTTTTGCCAACCAGATCAAGTTTATTTATATAAACAAAATGATGTTTGGAATACTTTTAATGATAGATGTTTTGTAAAACCTATAAAAAACAAATCAAATCTAAGCAGCAAAAAAGAACAAGACTTAATAGGTATACTAAAATATGGTAATAGTTTCTTAGAAAGCAAAGAAATATATCCAGGAGACTTAATAGGTTATACTCCATACGGTGAATGGGAGTTTGTTATAGACGAAGAACGTCTTTATTGTATGAAATCAAATGATATTGTAATTAAATATGAAAATAAAGGAAACGAAGAAGAATATAATCCAAGCTGGGCAAGTAGCAGTAGATGAATTAATAAAAGTTGCAAAAGAACCTATTGTTGATAGTGATGATGATATATCTGCAGACAGACTTAAAAATGCAGCAGCTACAAAAAAACTAGCTATATTTGATGCTTTTGAAATACTTAACCGTATTGAAGAAGAAAAAAATATGCTAGAAGATAAGCCAAAAGAAGAAGTTAAAAAAGAAAAAACCTTCAAGGGTTTTGCAGAAGGAAGATCTAAGTAATGTATTCGCAAACTTTATATAAAATATTAAAAGATCATATTAAGCCACATATTGTTAGTAAAAACAATAAAAAGAAAAAATGGGAATATGGTTATAATAAAGAGCACGATATTGTTATAATAAGTAAAAGCGGTCAAATAGGTGAGATATATGAAATACAAAACCTTAAAATAGCTTTACCTAAACAAAAAAACATACACAGTTTTGAAGATAATAAATGGGATAAAACAGAGTATCCTAAATCTTTATCAAAAATTAAAACTGTTTTTGATTGGAAACAATATCCAGAAGATTTTAAAGAAAAATGGTATGATTATATTGATCAAGAATTTACTCGTAGAGAAGAAGGTTTTTGGTTTTATAATAAAGATGAAGCTACTTATATTACTGGCACTCATTATATGTACCTGCAGTGGTCTAAAATTGACGTCGGGGCACCAGACTTTCGAGAAGCAAATAGATTATTCTTTATTTTCTGGGAAGCTTGTAAAGCAGATCAACGATGCTACGGGATGTGCTACCTTAAGAACAGACGTTCCGGGTTTTCTTTCATGGCCTCTGGAGAGGTGGTCAACCTGGCAACCATATCAAGTGACTCCAGGTATGGTATATTATCAAAGTCCGGTCCTGATGCAAAGAAGATGTTCACAGACAAAGTGGTTCCAATTTCGGTTAATTATCCCTTCTTTTTCAAACCAATACAGGACGGAATGGATCGTCCAAAAACCGAGCTTGCCTATCGTGTACCCGCCTCCAAGTTTACCAGACGTAAACTCGAAACCAATGAAACCGTGGAGGAGTTACAAGGACTTGATACCACCATCGACTGGAAGAACACAGGTGATAACTCCTACGATGGGGAGAAACTCAAACTCCTTGTACATGATGAATCAGGGAAGTGGGAGAAGCCGAACAACATCCTCAACAACTGGAGGGTTACAAAAACCACACTAAGATTAGGTAGTAGAATTATTGGAAAATGTATGATGGGTTCAACAAGCAACTCGTTAGACAAAGGTGGTGATAATTTTAAAAAATTATATGATGATTCAGATGTTACACAAAGAAACGCAAATGGACAAACACGTTCGGGACTCTATAGTTTGTTCATTCCTATGGAATGGAATTACGAAGGATACATTGATTCTTATGGATTACCTGTGTTCGACACACCTAGAAAACCAATCATTGGACCTAGAGGAGATAAAATTGATATTGGAGTTATTAAATATTGGGAAAATGAAGTTGAAGGATTAAAGCAAGATCAAAACGCTTTAAATGAGTTTTACAGACAGTTTCCAAGAACAACTCAACATGCTTTTAGAGATGAATCTAAAGCTTCTTTATTTAATCTAGTAAAGATATACGAACAAATAGATTTTAACGAAGATACAAATAGCTACAAAATAGTAACTAAAGGATCTTTTATGTGGGAGAATGGTGTTAAAGATACTAGAGTTATTTTTATGCCAAATGAAAACGGTAGATTTAATGTTTCATGGGTTCCACCTAAACATTTACAAAACAATGTTATAATTAAAAATGGTGTTAAATATCCAGGAAACGAACATACAGGATGTTTTGGATGTGACCCTTATGACATATCTGGAACAGTAGATTCTAGAGGATCAAACGGTTCGTTACACGGACTTACTAAATTTTCTATGGAAAACGTACCTCCAAATATGTTTTTTTTAGAATATATATCAAGACCACAAACAGCTGAAATATTTTTTGAAGATGTTTTGATGGCTTGTATTTTTTATGGTATGCCAATATTAGCAGAAAACAATAAGCCAAGATTGCTGTATCATTTTAAAAGAAGAGGTTATAGAGGTTTTAGCATGAACAGACCTGATAAACTTTTTATGAAACTTTCAGTAACAGAAAGAGAAATAGGTGGAATACCTAACTCAAGTGAAGATATTAAACAAGCGCATGCCGCTGCTATAGAATCATATATAGAAACTTACATTGGTAATTTAGGTTTAAAATATGGTGATATGTATTTTCAAAAAACATTAGAAGACTGGGCTAAGTTTGATATAAATAATCGAACAAAACACGATGCTTCTATTAGTAGTGGTTTAGCAATAATGGGTTGTAATAAAAATATGTATAAACCCATATTTACTAGAACTTTAACACCAAAACCATTAGGTTTTAAAAAATATAGTAATAAAGGAAATATTTCAAAAATAATAAAATAGATGATAACATATAATTATGCAGGTTCATTTCCTAGTCAGGTGGTACCGGACGCGGAAAAGCAAACAATGGAATATGGTTACGCTGTAGGTAGAGCTATTGAAGGAGAGTGGTTTTCTGGAGATAGAGGAGGTATGGGTAACAGATACCAAAACAGCTGGTTAAATTTTCATAGACTAAGACTATATGCTAGAGGTGAACAACCCGTTCAAAAATATAAAGATGAACTTGCTGTAAACGGTGATTTATCATATCTTAATTTAGACTGGAAACCAGTTCCTATTATACCGAAATTTGTAGATATAATAGTTAATGGTATGTCTCAAAGAATTTTTGATATAAAAGCATTTGCTCAAGATCCTGAGTCATTAAAGCAAAGAACAAAATACGCAGACGCTATAATGCGTGATATGTATGCTAAAGAAATGATACAGGCTACTAAAGAAGCTACAGGTTTAAATTTCTTTAATAGCGCTGATCCTAATAATATTCCTGAAACTCAAGAGGATTTAGACTTACATATGCAGCTAAGTTACAAGCAGTCTATAGAAATTGCAGAAGAAGAGGCTATTGACAACGTATTACAAGCTAACAAATATGAGTTAGTTAAAAGAAGATTAATAGAAGATTTAACAGTAATAGGTATAGGTGCAACAAAAACTAATTTTAATTTAGCAAATGGAATTGATATTGATTATGTTGATCCTGCTAATCTAGTATATTCTTACACAGAAGATCCAAATTTTGAAGATATATACTATGTAGGTGAAGTTAAATCAATGAGTTTAGTAGAAGTAAAAAAACAATTTCCATGGTTAACTGATCAAGAGTTAGAAAAAATAGAAAAATATCCTGGTGATGCTAATTACACTAGAAACTTTTATGCTCAACAAGATTCTTATAATCAGGTTCAGGTATTATATTTTGAATATAAAACATATAGTAATCAAGTTTTTAAAATAAAACAAACTGAACAAGGTTTAGAAAAAGCACTAGAAAAGCCAGATACATTTAATCCTCCAGTTAATGACAATTTTGAAAGAGTTGGTAGAGCTATAGAAGTATTATATACAGGCGCTAAAATATTAGGTCACGATATGATGTTGGAATGGAAACTTTCTGAAAATATGACTAGACCTAACTCTAATGTTAGTAAAGTAAATATGAATTACTGTATATGTGCTCCTAAATTATATAAGGGTATGATTGAATCAACAGTAAGTCGTATTACAGGTTTTGCTGATATGATTCAATTGACGCATTTAAAACTACAACAAGTGTTATCTCGTATGGTTCCAGATGGTGTTTTTGTAGATGTTGATGGTTTAGCTGAAGTTGATTTAGGTAATGGTACTAACTATAATCCTGCAGAAGCATTAAACATGTACTTTCAAACAGGTAGTATTGTTGGTAGATCAATGACGCAAGAAGGTGATATAAATAGAGGTAAAGTACCTATTCAAGAATTACAAACGTCTTCAGGTGGACAAAAAATAGCTAGCTTAATACAAACTTATCAATATTATTTACAAATGATAAGAGACGTGACCGGATTAAACGAAGCTACAGATGCAAGTACTCCTGATGTAAAAGCGTTAGTAGGTTTACAAAAAATTGCTGCAGCTAATTCTAACACAGCTTTAAGACATTTGATGAAAGCTAGTTTGTATTTAACGTTAAGAGTATGTGAAAACATTTCATTAAGAATAGCAGATGTTCTTCAATATCCTTTAACTAGAGCTGCTTTAATAGATTCTATATCTGCATACAATACAGGTACATTAGAAGAGTTACAAGAAAAAAGTTTACAAGACTTTGGTATATTTTTAGAATTAGAACCAGACGAAGAGCAAAAAGCACAGCTTGAACAAAACATACAAGTTGCTTTAGCTTCTGGTGGTATAGATTTAGACGATGCTATAGATATTAGACAAGTTAAAAATTTAAAACTAGCTAATCAATTACTAAAGCAAAAGCGTAAGAAGAAATTAGAAAAAGATCAAGCAGCTCAACAAGCTAATATACAAGCTCAAGCTGCTGCTAATGCTCAAGCTGCTGAACAAGCAACGTTAGCTGAAATGCAGAAAAGACAAGCGTTAGCTGAAACTGAAGTTCAAATAGAACAAGCTAAATCTCAATTTGAAATACAGCGTATGCAAACTGAAGCTAGTATTAAAAAAGAATTAATGGCTGAAGAGTTTAATTACAATATGCAGTTAGCTCAAATTAAAGCAGATGCAGAAGGAAGAAAAGAACAAGAAATAGAAAACAGAAAAGATAAAAGAATTAAAATGCAAGGCACGCAGGAATCTCAATTAATACAGCAAAGACAGAACAACGCTTTGCCTACTGATTTTGAATCTGCTGGTTTTGATTCTTTAGGTGGTTTTGATTTAGAACAATTTGAACCTAGATAAAACTATTTATTAATTATTTAATTATATTATATTATGTCAGAAACTAAAACAAATGAACCTGTTAAACAAGAAGGTGACTTTAAAATTAAAAAGAAAAGAGTACCTAAAAAATTAACAGTTCCAGAAGAAACAGTTAAAATTGATTTAGCAGCTCAAAAAAAAGCAGCAGAACCAATTAAAGTTGATTTAACTAAAACAGAAGAAAAAGATGCCGTTCAAAAGCAAGAAACAGAGAGCAGCGTGTTACGCGAAGAAGGATCCGAGGTGGGATTGCAAGAAGTGGGACAAACACACGAAGGGACCGCTGAGAATGTTATTGAAGAAATACCAGTAACTGAAGAAGAAAAAGAAAAAGAAACAAAAGAAAAACCTGAGCCGATAAAAAAAGTAGAAGCTCCGGTAAAACAGTTACCTGAAAATGTAGAAAAACTAGTTTCATTTATGGAAGAAACTGGAGGAACGGTAGAAGATTATGTAAGATTAAATGCTGATTATGAAAATATTGATAATGAAGCATTGTTAAGAGAATATTATAAAAATACTCGTCCACATTTAAGCTACGATGAAGTTAACTTCTTAATGGAAGATAATTTTAAAGTAGATGAAGATGTAGATGAAGAACGCGAAGTTAAAAAGAAAAAATTAGCGTTCAAAGAAGAAGTTGGAAAAGCTAAAAGCTATTTAAACGATTTAAAAAGCAAGTACTATGATGAAATCAAGTTGAGATCAAATGTAAATGCTGATCAACAAAAAGCTATAGATTTTTTCAACCGATACAACGAAGATCAGAAAACACTATCTAAACAAAGAGAGGTTTTTCAAAAAGTAACTAAAGATACTTTTACTGATGAATTCAAAGGTTTTGATTTTAAAGTAGGTGATAAAAAATTTAGGTACGGAGTAAGAAATCCTAACGAAATAGTGGAAAATCAAACAGATATTACAAACTTTGTCGAGACGTTCTTAGACAAAGATGGCATGTTAGTTGATCCACAAGGATACCACAAAGCCATGTATGCTGCAAGGAATTCTGATACTATTGCAAAACATTTTTATGAGCAAGGAAAAGCGGATGCTACTAAAGAATTAGTTGCTAAAACTAAAAACTTAAGTACTGAACCTAGAAAAGAAAGCTCAGGAGATGTTTTTGTTAAAGGACTCAAAGTTCGCGCAATAAGTGGCTCTGATGCTTCAAAACTTAGAATAAAAACAAGGAAATTTAACAATTAAAACTAATTAAAATGAGTTTAACTCCACAATTTGGGTCTATTATCCCATCACAAAAACAAGAGTTACTTAATAGTAACTACTTACAGTGGACTGATAAGGCAGGTAATGATTTTGTTGACTTTGCGCAGCAATATTTACCAGAAATCTACGAACAAGAAGTTGAGCGTTATGGAAACAGAACGTTATCAGGTTTCTTGAGAATGGTAGGTGCTGAAATGCCTATGACGTCTGACCAAGTAATTTGGTCTGAACAAAATAGATTACACATTGCGTATGACGGTGTTGCTATCGGAAATGGTGCAGGTGTAAATACTATTACAATTACTGTAACAGCTACAGTAAAAAACGTAGTATCTCCTAAGAGTACTATCGTTATTATGGATGACGCTGGTAAAGAAATCAAAGCTTATGTATCTGCTAGTAACACTGCTACAGGTGTATTAAACGTTCTTCCTTACACAGCTGCTGATTTACAAGGATTTGCTGCAACTGGTAAAATCTTTGTTTATGGTTCTGACGTACAAAAAGGTCAGTCTGTAAGCAATGCTCCAGACGCTGCAGGTGCTGTAACTGGCGATCAATACATCAGTGTTGATCCTGCTTTCACACAATTCTCTAACTCACCAATCATTATTAGAAGTAAGTACGTTGTATCTGGTTCTGATACTGCACAAATCGGTTGGGTTGAAGTTGCTACTGAAGACGGAACATCTGGATATTTATGGTATCTTAAAGCTGAGTCTGAAACAAGACTTAGATTTGAAGATTACTTAGAAATGTCTATGGTTGAAGGTGAATTATCTAAAAATGGTGGTGCTGCTATTAAAGCACTTACTAAAGGTACACAAGGTTTATTTGCTGCTATTGAAGATAGAGGTAATGTAAACGTTGGATTCACTGCTGCTGCTGGTATTGATTCATTCGATGCTATTCTTAAAAACTTAGATACTCAAGGTGCTATTGAAGAAAACATGCTTTTCTTACAAAGACAAACAGCTTTAGATTTTGATGATATGTTAGCTAATATATCTGGAGGCTATGCTGGTGGTACTGCATTTGGTTTATTTGAGAACTCTGAGGAAATGGCATTAAATTTAGGTTTCTCTGGATTCAGAAGAGGTTCTTATGACTTCTATAAAACTGACTGGAAATACTTAAACGATGCTTCTACTAGAGGTGCTATGGACGGTGTTAGTTCTATTGAAGGTGTATTAATACCTGCTGGAACATCTACTGTTTATGATCAGATTCTTGGTACAAACATTAGAAGACCTTTCTTACACGTAAGATATAGAGCTTCTCAAGCTGATGATAGAAGAATGAAGTCTTGGCTAACTGGTTCAGTTGGTGGGGCATTTACTTCTACTCTTGATGCTATGGAAGTTAACTTCTTATCAGAGAGATGTCTTGTAACTCAAGGTGCTAACAACTTTGTATTATTCAAAGGAGTGTAAGTACTTGAAATAAGGTAAGGGCGCTTCGGCGCCCATATACCTTTAACTTATTTAATTATATTATATTATGGAAAAAAATAAAAAATCAGAGGTGGTTGAAAAACCTATTAAGGTTAATCCACCTAAAAAAGAAGTTAAACCTTCTTGGGAAATAAAAGATAGAAGATATTACTTAAATGATAATAAAGAACCATTAACATTTACAATACCTTCTAAACATACTAGAAAACACTCATTACTTTATTTTGACGCTGAGTCAGGTAAACAAAGAGAACTTAGATATGCTACTAATCAAGATTCTCCTTTTGTAGATGAACAAAAAGGTGAAGCAACTTTAGGTCATATAATTTTTAAAGATGGAGCATTAATGGTTCCTAAAGAAAAACAAAATCTTCAAAAGCTTTTATCATTATATCATCCGTTAAGAAACAAAATGTATTCAGAGTTTAACGCTGTAGAAGAAGCTACTGATGAACTACAATTATTAAGCCTTCAAGTTGATGCTTTAAATTTAGCTAGAGAAATTGATATTGATTTAGCAGAAGCAATATTAAGAGTTGAAGTAGGTTCTAAAGTTAATGAGATGTCTTCAAAAGAATTAAAAAGAGATTTATTAATTTTTGCAAGAGCTAATCCTATATTATTTATGGAGTTAGTAAGAGATGAAAATGTTCATCTTAGAAACGTTGCAATTAGAGCAACTGAAGCAGGGATTATAAAATTATCTCAAGATCAAAGATCATTTAGTTGGGCTTCTAACAATAGAAAACTAATGAATGTTCCTTTTGATGAAAATCCTTATTCAGCAATGGCTGCTTTCTTTAAAACAGATGAAGGAGTAGAAATTTACAAGTCTATAGATAAAAAACTCTAAAAACATGTAATAATAATAATTGTAAAGAACGCGCAAGTGACTATAAGGACCAGCTAGTGCAAACTGTGTGTGAGAGCGGTCCGTGCAGATGTTAATCGTGGGCTTTACAAAACAGCAAAGAGATGAGCTCGCCTCCTCCCTTACACTCCCCCTCACCGGGGAGCGTAATAGGAAGCGGACTCATCCCCCTGGCCGTTTTAAAAATAAGATTAAATGGCAATAAATGTAGATAAAGTTTACAAAACAGTCTTACTTATAATCAACAAAGAACAAAGAGGTTATTTAACTCCAGACGAGTTTAATAAAATTGCAACTCAAGTTCAACTAGAAATATTTGAAAGCTATTTTGAAACGTTAAATCAACAAATGAGATTACCACAAAACGAAAGTGAGTATGGTGATAGATATAAAACGGTTCAAGAAAAACTAGATATTTTTAAAGTACTAGGCAGCGCTACTTATGTTGCTAGTAATCCCAACTATTTTAACACTCCCAACTCTGGAGTGGCAAGCGGTACGCAGACTTTTGCGACAGTTAATAATCAAACCGCTTATACATTAACAACAATAACACAAGCTCAAGTAGAAGATAGTAATGTTATAGTAACACTAAATGGTGTTGCTTATACTAATTACAATATAACTGGTGGTACTTTTAATCTTACTGCTGGATCTATTGCGGCTGGATCTACGTTATTAATAACTTTATATCCACAAGATTTTTATAAATTAGGAACTGTATTATACAAAGATGATAAAGAAGTTCAATGTGTAGAAAGAAATGAGCTAGCTCAAATGAATATGTCTACTATTACAAAACCTTCTGAGTATTTTCCAGTATATGTATATGAAGATAAAAAAATTATAATATATCCTCAAACAATAAACTCTAATATATCAGTAACTTATGTTAGAAAACCATCAGATGTAATGTGGAATTTTACAACTCCTACTGGTTATTATGTTTGGGATCCAACAACTTCTGTTGATTTTGAATTAGATGTATCAGAGCAAAGCACAGTTATTTTAGAAGTTTTAAAATATGCTGGTGTAACTATTAAAGATCCTGCTATAGTTCAAGCAGCAGCTCAAGAATTAGCAGCTAATGAAATAAACGAAAAACAATAATAAAAAATGGCTAGTATAATAAAACCACCGAATAACGGTTTAATAACAGAAACAGCGCAACAATATTATGCAGGTTCACAAAACTTTAGAGGCGATGGTAACACCACTAAGTTTACAACTACATTTGACACTGATTTATATTATGGTTCATGGAATCCTACAACTGCAGAATATGCTTTAAATAATTTTAAAATATATACTAGTTTATTAGGTACACCAGGAACATGGTCTGAATTTACAACACAATATGCGGTTTCAGGTAATACAATTGAGTTTACTCAAGGTGCTCCAGCAAACAATTTATTTATAGTTGTTCAATTAAAATCATTAAGCGGTGGTAAATATGGAGATACAGATCAAGAAAAAGCTTTTGGTGAAGTGGTTGAAGATAACTATGGTAGTTATCAATACATAAAACTAAATGATATTGTAAATAATTTTTTAGTAGGATATGTTGGAAAAGACAAATTAATACCTAATGTAAAAAGAACTGATGTAATATTTCATGCTAAAAGAGCAATGCAAGAATTTAGTTATGATACATTAAAAAGTATAAAGTCAGCTGAATTAACTATACCTGCTAACTTAACATTAATACTTCCTCAAGATTATGTTAACTATGTTAGGTGTTCATGGATAGATCAATTAGGTGTTAAACATATTATATATCCTACAAATAACATAACTATTAGTCCTTATTATACCCAACTTCAAGATGATGATGGTATTCCTACTCAAGATAATTTTGGAAATGATACAGAAGGTACATCAATAGTTCAAGAAAGATGGCACAAAGCAAATACTACTTTAATAAACAGTAATTTAACTGAAGCTGAAATAAATAACTCTATTGATCCAGATTTCTATGGATATGGTTATGGTTGGGGCTTAGGTACTGGTTATGGTTATGGTGAAAGATATGGATTAGAGCCGTCTGCTTCTCAAATGAACGGTTGGTTTAATATAAATGAAAGAGAAAACAAACTTTCTTTTTCTAGTAATTTAGCTGGTAATTTAATGGTTTTTGAATATGTATCAGATGGTTTAGCATATGATCTTGATAGTAAAGTACCTAAATTAGCAGAAGACGCTATGTATGCTTATATAATATATTCTATAATTTCTACAAGAATTAATCAACCAGAGTATGTTGTAATGAGACTTAAAAAAGAAAAAGCAGCTAAGCTAAGAAACGCAAAAATTAGATTGTCTAATATTAAACTAGATGAAATAGTACAAGTTATGCGTAACAAATCTAAATGGATTAAAAATTAATAATGGCAGAAAATAAAAACAGCTTCATCAAGTCTAAAATGAATAAAGACTTAGATGATAGACTAGTACCAAATAACGAATACAGAGACGCAAAGAATATTGCGGTCTCTAGATCTGAAGACCAAGATGTTGGCGCGCTAGAAGCTGTTTTAGGTAATGAAATTATAATAAACAGTGCTTCAGGTCAACAGTGTATAGGTACATATGTTGATGACGCTAGTGGTTATGTTTATTTCTTTTTAACAGATTATACAGGTAGTACTTTAGCGCCTTCTACAGCTAATTGTTCTATAAATAGATGGCAGCCAAGTTCTAATACTACTGTTGCAACTGTTTTAGCAAGTGGTTCATATTTAAATTTTTCTACAGCTAATACAATGCATGGTATAAACCTGTTAGAGTCTTTATTGTTTTTTACAGATAATAGAAATCAACCTAGGGTTATAAATGTAGTTACAGCTACTCAAAACCCTAATTATTATAATAGTGAAGAAAGCGTAAGTGTTGCTAAGTTTTCTCCTTATATTGCTCCTGCTTTAATAGATTTAAGAAGTGTTAGCGCTTTAAAACCTAGTACAATGTCTGATGCTGAAAACCTACCTAGTATTACTATAGGTTCTACTATTTGGGCTACTGATAATTTAGATGTAAGTAGATATAGAAATGGCGATTTAATACCACAAGCTGAATCTTTTGCTGATTGGGATAATTTTGATCAACTTAGCACTGGTTGCTGGTGTTATTATGAAAATCAATTATCTAATGGCGTTATATATCAAAAGCTTTACAATAGGCATGCTGTAACTGATACGAGAAATCTAGCTCCATACGGTTATAGATTAGCTACAGAAGCTGATTATAATAATCTTATAACTGAAACACAAACAACAGCACCAGCAAGTTTAAAATCTACAGATTTTTGGACTAGTACGGCTGCTGCTACAAATAATTCATCAGGATGGGATGGTACTCCTTCTGGTGAAAGATCAGCAACTGCTAACAATAATGACTTTAATAATTTAAACACTCAAGGAAAATGGTGGGTGTCTGATGTTAATAAATATTTTTATTTACAAGACAATAATAACGCAGGTAATCCAAGTGTAGTTTCAAACACAGGTACTAAACAAGGATATGCTGTAAGAGTTGTGCAAGAAGCTGGTTTTAAAGGTTGGCAAGGTGATCCAGAATTATTACGTGATAAATTTATAAGGTTTAGTTATAGGTTTAGATTTGATGATGGTGAATATTCTATTATAGCTCCATTTACACAGGAGTGTTTTATACCTCAACATGAAGGTGAGTTTTTAAATGAAGATGAAGACGATACAATGAGATCTACTATTGTAAAGTTTATGCAAAACAATATTAACAACATAATATTAAACATAGAGCTGCCTTCATTAAATATAATAGATGATTATAAAATAAACGAAATAGATATTATATATAAAGAGTCTGATGCATTAGCTTATAAAATTCTTCAAAGCATTGAAGTTAATCCACAATTTATAACTAATCTAAATAATACTAACATATATCAATATACATATCAATCAACAGTACCTTTTAAAACTTTACCTACAGACGAAACAACAAGAGTTTATGATAAGGTTCCTGTAAAAGCTTTAGCTCAAGCTATAGCTGGTAATAGAGTTATGTATGCTAACTTTACACAAGGATATAACGCTCCGTTAGGTTTAAACTATGCGGTTGGTTTAAGTGATAGAGTTGCTCAAATAGCAGAGGAATATCCTCAACATTCAGTAAAACAAAACAGAAATTATCAAGTAGGTATAATTTTAGCAGACAAATGGGGTAGGCAAACTGATGTAATATTATCTTCAAAAGATAATGTGTTAATTGCAGGTGGTGAACCAACTGAAGGATCAAATTATTTTACAACTTATAGACCTGTTGAAAACGCATCACAGGTTCAAGGTTGGACAGGAGAAAATTTAAATATAAGATTTGACTCTATTATAAATATTAATGGTGACACTAGTGGTTTATATGCACAACCTAGTTTGTATACTGTAGAAGGACCAATGTCTAGTCCTTTTCCAGCTTTTTTTAATTGGAGCACACAAGAGCTTAATACAGTAGCTAATCAAGCTGCTTATACATTTCTTAATTTATCTTATCAAGATTTAAATGCTACTACTTTATTTACTTTATGGTTGAATGAAGGAAAAGGCTGGGTAGAAGTTGCTTCTAACACATATGCTGTTACTGATAGTGGTAATGATGAAATAGTTGTTACATTTAGTTCTGGTGCACCTGCTGCTTCTAATTATAAATTAAGAGGAAGAGTATTATATAATTCTCAATATAGATACCAAATAGAAAACTTTGGACTTACTGTTACAGCTACTACTGAGTTGTTTGGTGCTGGTAAATACTTAAGAGGTAAATATCAAGACTATGTTGAAGTTGAATCATTTAATCAGCAAGGCTCAGCTGATAGGTATTTATTTTTTACAAATGAAGAAATAGATGATGCATATATGTTCCAAGGCGACACTGATCCTAGTAGTAATCCTAGCACTAGAACAGAACCTAAAACTTTTCTTACTGTAAACAATTATACATTTGATATAAATGTAAATGGTTTTTATTCATATAGAGTAGTAGTAAAACAACAACAACAAGAGTTTTACAATGTATATTTACCTGGAATAGTTAGTGGTTATCCAATACAAGGTAATACAACAGAAATAGGTAGTACTGCTTTTGTAACACTAATACATGACAATATAAATAAAGTACCTAGACAATTAAAAGAGATAAGTAATCAAGATGTTCAGTTTAATAGTGAATTAACTTGGTTTGGTAGAGTAACTAATAATTCTGTTTTGGCTGCTGGTAACAATCAACAATACGGCCCTAATACAACGCCTGATTCAGTTGAATTAATAGGTGCTATTAAAGATGTTTTTCCTGGTGTAGCTTTTGATGATGCACCTACTACTAACGGTGAAATAAATAATAACGCTATATTTGATGTAGAATCAAAACCTTTTATAGCTAAAGTAAATGTACAAAAAGCTATTGGAGTACAACAAGCTACTTTTAATACTCAAGCTGGTGGCGCGGAATATCCAGACTCAATGTCTTTGTCGGTTTATGAAACTTCACCTACTGTTTCTAATTTAGATTTATTTTACGAAACATCAACAAGTGGTTTAATATCAGACATTAATACAGCTATTGTAAGTTCTGGTACTGCAATAATTGGCTTAAGTACTTTTACTTGGTTACATAACGAAGGTGATTGTGCAGGAGCTGATTTAACCACTCCGTTTTTTGCATTAACTCCTCAAGGTAATGATGTTACAAGTACAGCTATTTTATCATCTGTTTATTCTTTTGATTTAAGTGATCAAATAGATACTAGTGTTAATAGAAATAGTGAGTTTCAAATTGTAGCTGCAGGTGGAGGATCTTGGAAAATACAATTAGTAGAACCTCATGCTGCTTTATTAAACTTTGAATTTTTAGAAAAATATCAATTTAATATACAATTTACACAAGCAGATGGAACTGTTTCAAATCAAACATTTGTAAGAACTTTATTAAATGATTTACCAGTTATAGATTTAGTTACTAATCCTCAACCAGGCCCAACTCAATCAACAATATTAAAAGCTACAGGTAATGCGTTTAATGGTATAGGTTTAGTAAAAGGATTTAATGGTAGTTGTAATACATGTGACAGAACGAGAGATCTGCAGTGGACTATACAATCTGCAAGATGGCAGAATGGTTCAGGAGTATGGTATAGTTATATAACAGGAACTAATACAACAGCTCCTACATCTTCTACTGACATAGCAACTTATTATTTTATAAAAGCTCAAGGTCAAGAAAACCAAACAACTTGTACTGGTAATAGTCCAGATAATTTTTATGGTATATGGTTAGAAAGAAAAACAAATGTAAGTGGACAACCAGGAACTTTACAAGGTGATTTCTTTGCACCTAATCTACATGAAGTTACTATTCAACTTACTGATCAAAATGGAACAGGGGCTTCAAGTATACTAGCTATACAGTTTACGCCTACAGCTACAACTTATAGCAATGTTGTTGCAAGTTCTTATACTGCTTCTACAGTTCCTTCAAGTCCGTTTTATATAAATCCTCTTAATCACTGGCAAACTCCACCAACCGGTACTGGTATGGCGGCTACGTGTCCAACAGCTACTTCAACTCCTGTTCTTCCAACATGGGTTGGTGAAATTGCTAACTGGACTAGTAATGATGTTTATATATACGCTAAAACATATAGTCAAACTAGTACAACGTTTATTTTAAATGCTAGTTTTGGTGGTTATAATACACAAGATACTACTGGAATGGATGCTCCTGCTAAAGGTGATGGAAACAGAGCTTTCACTGGTCCAGTAGCAATTAATCACAGTACAGCAGGTGTACAATATCATGTTATAGGTCAATTAAGTGCTTTTAATCCTACACAGTTGCAACAAAACAATTCGGTGGTTCCAGGTGATTCTGGAAACGTTGGTGATGGTCCATTTGATTACAGTGAATGTACTTGGATAAATAATAAGATAACATGGACAAGCTTAAGTACTTGTGGTGCTAATGCAAGATTATCTTTAGTGTATGACACTGTATTGCAAGTTCCACCACCAAGTCCTCAAAATATTCAAGCTGTTAGTAATACTAGTCCACCTTTCCACACTACATCGTGGTACAAGACAACTGGCTGGCCATCATAGTAAAATATTAAATAAATAAGTGATTATAAAACATGGCAACTACATTACAAATAAAATACTATAATACCTATATTTTAAAGAAGATAAACCAAACTTGGAACTCTGCAACTGGTACTATGGATAGAACAAATGCTCAATATGATTGGTATGTTGAAGAGTCTAGAATAAAAGGTGATTTTAATGGTAAGTTTTCTGGTATTGCACCAAGAGCTTATTTAGCTACAGAAAATAAATATCAAGAGCAGTTTGGTAATACTATAATATACTCTGGTGTTTTTAATTCAAGAACAGATGTAAATGAAACTAATCAGTTTTCAGTTGCTAATGACATAACAAGAACAGTAGATCCAGCAAAAGGTACAATACAACTATTATATGCTGAAGATACTAATTTAAATATATTTCAAGAATATAAAGTTAATAGAGCTTTAATTGATAAAGACGCTATATATACGGCTGAAGGTCAACCTATAACAACAAGCACTAATTTAGTAATTGGACAAATACAACCTTATGCTGGTGAATATGGTATTGCAACAAATCCTGAATCATTTGCTGTTTATGGTTATAGAAAATATTTTACAGACGCTAATAAAAGTGCTGTAATGAGATTATCTCAAGATGGTTTAACAGAAATATCTAGTTATGGTATGTTTGATTATTTTAGAGATCAATTAAGTTTAAGCAACTTAGGTAGCTTAGGTAAATTAGTAGGTGGTTGGGATATTCATAGTAAACAATATGTTTTATCAATACAACCTACTATTGGTAAAAGTGATGGATCTAGAGCTTTTACTTTAGGGTTTGATGAAAAAGTTAGAGGCTGGACAAGCTTTTTTGATTTTGTTCCTGCTCAAATGTTTAGCGTAGATAATAGGTTTTATACTTTTAATTTAACAGGAGATCTTTATCAACATTATTCTGAAAATGTAAATAGAGCTCAGTTTTATGAAGAAAAACACGATTCAACTGTAACTACTATTTTTAATGCTCAACCATCTATGAGTAAAAGTTTTCAAACTATTAATTATGAAGGAGATGGTAATTGGCAACTAGAAACTTTTCAAACATTTTTAAATGATACGTCAGATACAGCTCACCCTATAGATGTTTATCAAGTGCCTACGTCATTGCTTAACATGGAAAAAGATTTATTAGCAAACACTTTTAAAGCAAAAGAAAATAAATACTTTGCTAACTTAATCAATACTAGTCCATCAAATCCTGGTGAAATTATTTTTGGAGCTGATATATCAGGTGTAAAAGGATTTTTTGCAGTAGCTACATTTAAAGCCACTAACTCAGCAGGATCTAGTCAAACAAACGAATTATTTGCTGTATCTACAGAATACAAGCAATCATCATATTAAATTAAATGCTAATAAAAAAATTTAAAACTAATAAAGAAAAAAATATTCTTAATTGGTGGAACGACTGGGGTTTAAAAACTCCAGATATAGAATGTCTACCTAAAAAAGGTTATGTTGTAATCTATAATAATATAAAAGTAGCAGCAGGTTATTTGTATTATACTAATGCTAAAATAGCTTATGTTGATTTTGTTATATCTAATATTAATTATAGAGAAAAAAATAGAAACGATTTAATTACAGCACTTATTGATCACATGGTTAATAAAGCTTTAAAAAAAGGTTGTAAATTTGTATGGGCAACAACATCTAATAAAAACATAGTAGACAAAGTAAAAAAACTAAAATACAAAGTGTTAGATAAAAAACACGATATAATATATAAATATTCATAAATATGGGAGCAGCATCAGGAGTAATCAGCGGAGCAGTTGGTATACTTGGAGCAGGAGCCGCACAAAGAAGAGCGAGAGATGATAGAAAAAGAGCGGAGCTTGAAACACAACGTCTTAAAGGTGAACTAACTACACTAGAAAATACTAGACAGCCTATTATAAATCCTTATGAAAATATATCGGATACTAGTGGTGAGTTAACTAATACATATGCTAATTTAGGTGTAGCAACAGAAGCAGCTAAATTTCAAGCAGAACAAGCTGATATATCTTTAGCAAATACATTAGACACTTTAAGAGCAACAGGTGCTAGTGCTGGTGGTGCTACAGCTTTAGCTCAAGCTGCATTACAAAGTAAAAAACAAGTTTCTGCTAGCATACAATTACAAGAAGCTCAAAATCAAAAACTATATGCTCAAGGTGAAGAAAGATTAAATAACATGAGGATGCAAGAGCAACAAAGATTACAGTCGGCAGATGTAATGGGTAAACAATTTATGTTTAATGTAGAGGAACAAAGACAAGTTGCAGAGTTGAATAGAACTGCTGGTATGTTAGACAATGCTAACCAAGATCTAAGAGATATGCGTGCAGCTGAAGCTGCTGCTGAAGCAAATATGTATAATTCAGTTGGTCAAGTAGTTGGCGGAATTGGTAAATTAATAGGAAGTTAAAATGGCTACAAAACAATCATCAAGTTATCCCTTACCAGGAGTTAGTTTACCTAACGTAAACTACGGTCAATATTCTCAACCAAGAAGAGGTAGATCTGTAGCTCCAGGAGCTGCAATGGTAAATGTACTACAAGGAGGTCAAAAACTAACTCAGCAACAAGAAGAAGCTAGACGACAAGAAGAAGAAAGAAAAAGACAAGAACAGCAACAAGTAATAAACAGGATGCAGCAGGTTCAAACAAATGCTGATCTTTGGAACTTAGAGCAGATGAGTAATATGAACACTATGCCTCAAACTTCAGCCATAGATGATCAATTACAAGCTACATTACAAAAAAGACTTGATATTGCAACTCAAGCACAAGTTTATTTAAAAACTCAATTTGGAGATAAAGAAGCTAGAAAGTCTGCACAAAAAGCTATTAATGATTATTATGACTTGTTGACTTTAACAAAACAAACTACAACTAATTTTGGTGCTTTAGGTTCTTATTGGAAAGAAAAAGCTCCAACTATTGGTTCAGCTATAACCATCATAGGTAATGATGAAAATGAAATAGCCAATAATCAATATTTTGTAAATGCATTAGGTGGTGTTTATGACGATGCTAGATTTGAAATGTTATATGATGAAGCTAACAACGATATAATGATAAAAGTTTCTGGCTATGAACATGATTTAGTAGATGGTAAAATGGTACAAGGTGCTTATAGAGAAAAAATTATGAGTGCTAGAGCTTTTAATGCTAGAACTGGAGAAGGTAAAGATTTTGGTTTTGTTTCAACAGTACCTCAAGTAGTTAATGAAACTATTAAAAAATTATATCCTAGTACTAAAACACCAGAAGGTGATGGTTTAGGTATTTTAAATGATAGAGGTGTATTATCTGATAAATACTGGAGTGGTGAAGCTGTAACAACAACTAACTTAAATGACGGTTATGTTTCCACAGCTGTTAACAAACAGTTAAATATTGATCTGTTAAGAAAAGATATGATAGGTTTAATAAAGCAAAAAATTGGTGGTGTTGTTTCTACAGGTCCACAGCAATTAGCTAATTTTTGGAACATTGATTTAAAAAATTTAAATAAAGGTTTTGAAAACTCTTATCAAAATTTATTACCAGATAATGCTACTATGGAAGAAGCTTTATTTAATACAGTATTAGAAAATTTAACTAGTTACGATGGTATTACTAAAGACGAAAATGGTAATATATTTATGCAGACTAATAAAAATATTACTAAACCAAGTGTTTCATCCGGACCTGAAGGACCTCTAGATTATAGAGTAAATACGTTGCAAGAAGTCATAACACTTAATAGTAAACAACCTAGTTCAGCTATAGCTTCTGTTATGAAAAAACTAACTAATAAAGAATTATTTAGTAAAGACGAGGTTTATGATGTATGGTTAAACTCTGCTCCAGCTGCTGAGCTTAAAACTAATGCTCCTACTAATAAAGACTATTACGATCTTAAAAAACAAGATCCTAGAAAAGCATTTAATAAAATGGATATGAAGGGTGAGTTGTTTGAAGTTAAAAATGGACGTGTAGTTGGTATAGGTGATTATGATTTATCAAAAGCTCAAGATAGATTTGAATATGTATTAAACAATTTGTCTTCTGCTGAAAGAAAGAAAATGGAAAACTTAAGCTCGCTTAGAGCATTGGCATGGGCTGCTGATTGGAGAGTTGATAACCCGCAAATAATTCCTGCTGAAGGTGTAGCAAGAACAAAAGACAATTACGAAACTATGGAGGAATATATTGCTAGAATGAAAGCTGCTTATAAAAAACAGTTTAAAAGAGATTATCCTTCAAATTAAAATTAAATATGGAAGAATTATTTATCTATCAATTGCCTGACGGTCAAAGGGTAGATGTTTCAAACTGGCCAGAGACAGAAAAATTCTTATGGTTGGCGTCAAATCCAAATGCAAAAGCAGTTGAGGCTACAGAAGAAGAAATAAGTATGCAACCAATGGATGAAAGTATGTTTGGAGGTGGTAAGATGCGTATTCTTCCTGAAGATCCTTTTATGCCAGTTCCTAAATATCAAGATTTTGATTTAGACAAAATGACTGAAAGACTTTTTAAAGAAGATTTTCATACTAATTTTGGTATTCCACAAGGTCCCGAGCCTTTAATTGGTAATGTTGAAGAATTTGATAGAATGTTTGGAGATATTGGTAATACAGTGTTTGGTGATGATATAAAAATTCTTGACGTTGCTACAGGTAGATCATATGCTACCAAGCTTTCTAAACCTAAAAAATGGAATGAAGGAGATAAACTTGATGAAACTACACTAAATCAAATTAAAAAAGTTTATAATAAAGTAGGTGGGTTAGATCCTGAAAGAGATAATTTTCAAATTGCAGGGTTTGATTCAGAAGGATACGGATCACTTGGAAAACCTGAAGATCAAGTTTACGGACAAAGAGATATTGCTGCATTTTTAAAACAACCTGGTATTCAAAAAGCTTTAGACGAAGGTTTAATAGAAAAACAAGATTTAATGTTTGGGATGTATCCAGGTTACACTTCATGGGTTCACAATTATGATGATATTATAAAAGGTACATCTAAGATATTTATAGAAAAAGAAAATAGATATTTAAAAAACCATGAAGTTTTTGAAATAATGTGGCAAAATGATATGCCATATTGGACTGATGTAGAAAGACTAAAAAGACAAGCTAGAAGAAAAGTTGATAGATTTGTTTTAAGAACTCCTGATCAAATAGCATCAGTTATTGATTTAGAAAAATTAGATCAACCTTACATATTTGAAGAGTTTTCAGAAGACGATGGTTTTGTAGAAGATTTTTTTGGTGCTGAATCTTTAAAAATGGATTCTAATTTTAATATAAAAGATTTTAATGGGTTTTTAGTTAACAGGCAGCATAAAAGATACATACAAGAAATGCTTGGTAAAATAAAAGGTGATGATAGTGAAAATGCAATGAAGCATAGAGAGCTTTTAAAATTACAAGGTTTAAACTTATATTTAAACGAGCAGATAACTAGAGATTTAAAACAACAAAAATTAATTTGGGAAAGAAATAATCCAGGTAGAGATGCTGATACTGAAGGAATACAGTTTAATATATCTCCAGGAAACTTTAATCCTTCTTTTATAAAAGACTGGATGAAAGTAGAAACACCTTATGTTTATAATCAATTAGAAAAAAATCAACTAAAAATAGAAAAAGAATATCAAAAAGTTATTGAATCTAAAGGTGATATAACTACAGGAGAGTTTTTAAATAAAATAGGTAGTAATGCTTGGATAGGTTTTTGGCATGACTTTACAACTCCACTTGCCACGTATACAATGGAAAGTTTGCCTGGCGAATATACTGATGAAATTGCAGAAAATTGGAGGCGTAATACTTTAATTAACAATTTTGAAAGAGGTGATAATTTAAGGTATGGTTATAAAAGAGGTAGAAAATTATTTTTAGAAGATTATGGTGTTGAATATTTAGTAGATAATACTAATAGAATTTATGATACTACTAATAAAATTGAAGCAACAGCTTTATTAACACCTCAGCAAAGATCTGAAATTATTTCAAGAGTAAGAAGAGATGGTTCTGCTGGTAGTAGCGCATCGGGTTATGGTTTAGCTTTTGAGTCATCTAGAGTTATTGGAGACTTATTTGGACAAGTAGCATTAACAAGAGGTATTGGTAAGTTTAAAGCTGCAGTAGGAGGTTACACTAAAGGTATGGGTGTATTAGGTAACACAAAAAGATTTTTAAAATCATTACCGGTTAAAAGTGTAGTTGCGGATGCTATTATAGCACAGTCTACTATAGGTTTTGTAAGAGGTTATGAAGATACTATGATGGCTGGAAGAGCAGCTGGTTTACCTGAAGATGAAGTTAGAGAACTTGCTGCTAGCGCATCAACACAAACAGGTTTTTGGTATGCTATTACAGCACCTATAAGTCCCCAAACAAAAGCTCAAAACTTATTATTTGGTAAACCTGTTAAAGAAAACATTGAAGTAGCTGTTCAAAGATACATGAAAGGTGGTTGGAAAGGTTGGAGTGATTTTTGGAAAACACAAGGTCAAAGATTTGGAACTAGAGAAGGTTTAAAACAAACTGGAAAAGATATTATCAGAACAGCTGATATGATACAAAGAGAAGGTTGGAAAGAGCTTTTTCAAGAAAATATACAACAGTTTGGAGAAACAACTCAAATTGGTGCTGATATTAATAGACAAGCTGGTCAACAAATAGTCAAAGAAGATTATACTTTACAAGATTTTATACACACTTCTGCTTTATCATTTACAGCTGGTGCATTTATGCCAGGCGCAGGAACAATAACTTCTTCTGCAAATCAGCAGTTAAGAGAGTTTATGGGTTGGGACGCTGTTGATAGATTTAATTCTTTAGCATTTATGGCTTACAATGAGTCTGATTTAAAATCATTGTTAGCTAGTCAAATAGAACAAGGTATATATACACAGCAAGAAGTAGATAATTTATTAGGTGAAGTTGATCAATATAAAAATACTATTAATCATGTTCCACCAAATATGTCAGCTAAAGCAGCTTCGACTATTTTATCTGACATACAACAGTTAAATCAACTAGAAAACGATAAGAAAAAAGCTCCTAAAGGTTTTACTGGTTATGATGATCAAATTCAAGCGTTAAAAGACAGAATAAATAATACTTATTATAACGAGTTAACTAAGTCACAAAGAAAAGGTATAATGGCAGCTGCTAGAGCTGGTGTAGCAGGTAATACTATATATAAAGCTTTTGACAATGAACAACAAGCTTTAGAATATTTAAAAAGCACTGTAAATAGATATAGTAAAAGTCTTGGTAGAGAAATGACAAATCAAGAGTTTGAAAGATATTTAAAAAATAGATTCCTTAAAAAAGGTTCATTTGGAGCTATGTTTGATCAAGACGGAACTAAATATGCTCTTGAATTTAAATACAATGCTGGTAAACCTGATGCTTCTGGTAGACGAATGACTCAAACAGCTCAACATGAATTTTTACATGCGTTAATAAACGAAGTAGTTAAAAATGATCCGGAAGCAGGTAGACTGCTTGGTAAAGCTTTATTTAATGAATTAGCTAAGCTAGATTTACAGTTAAAAGATGATGCAGATCAAAGTGTATTACCTAGTTCATTTAAAAGAAGATTATTAGGTTATTTACAAAGAGCTGAGGATGTAAAAGAAAAAGTTAGAAGAAGTGTTCAAAACAAAGCTATAAGTAAACAAGAAGGTGATAGACTAATAGATGAATCACTAAGTAATAGTTGGGAAGAAGCTTTAACTTTATATTCAGAAGCTATAGGTGATCCTGATATAAACTTAAGTTATGATGAAGACGCAATACAAAAAATTAGAAACTCTTGGAGAAGAGCTATGCAATTTGTTGGTGCAAGAGATATAGATTTAGGTAGTGGTAAAGATGTATTTAACATGCTGCGTGATTATAATAAAAGTGTTAAATCAGGTATGTTAAAATATAATAGAGCTTTTAAAAAGCTAGGTGAAAAACAAGGTTTAACAAAAGAAGAAAAAAAGGGATTACAGCAAGAAGAAAAAGAACTTGAAACAACTACTAAAGAAAAACTTAAAAAGAAAAAAATAAGACAGCAAGAACAAGCTGATCGTTTTAAAAAAGTAGCTGAAACTATAGTTGAAAAAAATAGAAAAAGAGCACAGCGTAGAGCAGCTGTTACAGCAGCCGCAACAGCAGCAACAACTGACGAAGAAGAAAGTCAACTAGCAGATGAAATAGATACTAAGTTTTCTTTAAAAGTTACAAAAAGATTAAACCCTGAGGAATTTAAAGATAATATAAACGATTATTATAGTCCTGAAGTATTTTCTACACAAACAGGTATTGATAGTGTTGTGTATGATATATTACAAGATTATGCTGATGTTATAGGTTATAAAATACAAACTCAATATTCTAATCTACCTAATATTTTAATAGAGGATTTAATAGCTGAAACACAGGTAGAACTATTAAAACACATAAGAAACTTTAATAAAGAATTTTTAAAATTAAGAGAACAATTTAAAGATGGTTTAGCGGCGAAAGGAATGAGTCAAGCTGAAATATCTAAAAGACTTGAAGCTCAAGATAAAAAAGGTTATAAAAACAAAAAAGGTGAAACAATAACAGAGAACAATGATTTAAACGCATGGATAAATGCTCAGTTAAATAATAAAATAAAGGAAGCCTTAAAAAAACCTGGTATTACAACTCAAAAATTTACTGGTGAAATAGATGAAAGAACTACTAGTGAAATAGATGAATCAACTGCAGAAGAACAAAAAATTAAATTTGATGAAGATCAAGATCAATTAATTGAACTACTAAGTGATCCTGTTTTTAGTTTTGTAGATGTAGATGGTAATGATATTACTATAGAAACTATACCGTTAGGTGATAGAATTATTAGTTTAGAAACTTTAGATGATCCTGATACAACTATAAATAAAAGAATAGCTGCGGAAGAAGATCCTGAAGTTAAAAAACAATTAGAACAACAAAAAAGAGATTTAAAAAGAGGTTTAGAATTAGAAGCTATACAAGGTAGGACTAAGGCGGAAAATGATGAATTACAAAAATTAAGAAGTTTTGAAGCTTTTGATTTAGGTTCTGGTTCTATTGTTAAAACTTATGAAGCTTTAAGAGTTAATCAAAACCCTGTAGAAATGATTATAAAGCAAGTAGAAAATGAAATATTAAGATCACCTAATATTGAAACACTACAGTTTTATAATTTTCAAAAACTTTTACAAGACAAATTGTACCCATTAGTTAGAACAATAACTTTTAAAAAAGGTTCTGATTTAGATAAATTTATGTATGACAATTGGAAGTTATTACTTGATGTTATTAATAATCCAGTTGATCCTATAACAGGTGAGTCTACTTATTCTGCTAAAATGATGCCAGAAGTCTTAAAAGAATTTAACGATGAAGGTCAAAGAATAAAAAAGAAAAAAGTAACAAGAGCATTGTTTTTACAAACATATTATGGTAAAGCTAAAGCTACAGAAATTATAAATAAATATAGTAAAAGTCCTGCTGCAGAATTAAAACAATTAGGTCCTGTAGAAATAACAGAAAAAACAGGTAGAGAAATAGGTTTAACTGGTGTTTTTGATAGAAGAACATCTTTAATTAGATTAATTACTAATGTTGCTGTATTACAACAAGCTAGAAAGTCTTTAAGAAATCAAAGTTTTTTAAACCAAATAGGTAATAAAAATCCTAACTTATATAATGAATTAAAGAACGATAACATAATGGATGCTGTTCTTAATGACATGGCAAGTGGTAAATCGTCTAGCGTTAGATTTAGTATTAACAATGATTTAAGTCCTTTCTTTAAAGGTAGAACAGCTTTACAACAAATACTCATGTCTGAGGTTATGGCTAAAGCAAAGATCAACACCCAAGTTAAATCTAAGCGTAGCGAAGTTAAAAACTCTAGAAAGTTTTTTGTACCTAATCTAGGTAAGATGAAAGACCAAACAGTTGCTTTTTATTTAATAGATAAGTTTTCTAAAGGTTATAATAATTTTGAATTTAGAAATATTGAAAACTCACAAGGTAAATTAACTAAACAACTATTAGAAGAAGGTGATGTTAAGTTTTCTAGTGATTTCAACTATGATGAATATAGTACAGATTTAAATAAAGGTTTAAATCAGATTGTAGCTGAAAATGAAAACATATCTCCTAAAAAACAATTTGATAATGTTGAAGCTAGAGCTAAAGGTAAAAAAGGTAAATATAGAAATACTTGGTGGATGGGCCCTGCTGATCAAGATTACAAAGGATTACTATGGATGTTAGCTAGAGCTAGTGGAGCAAAAGGTGATCAACAAATTGATTGGCTATATGAAAATTTATTAGACCCATATGAAATGGGTAACCTTAATCTACGTAAAGCTAGAATATCATTGCTTAATAGTTGGATGACGTTGCTAAATAAATACCCTGGAATAAAAGGTAGATTAGAAGAAAAAGTACCTGGATATGGTGAGTTTACATATGGTGATGCTGTTAGAATTTATTTATGGAATAAAGGTAGAATGAAAATACCAGGTCTAAGTAAGAAAAATGAATTTGAATTATCAAATATTATAAGAAAAGATAAAACGTTAAGAACATTTGCTGGTGAAGTTAGCTTGCTTTCTAAACAACCTAATGGTTATATTGAACCTGAAGCTGATTGGAGTTATAGTACTTTAATGATAGATATTTCAAAAAAATTAGTTAATATTGATAGAAAAAAATATTTAGCACCTTGGATACAAAAAGTTGATTTAGTTTTTACACCTGAAATGTATAATAAACTAGAAGCTGTTTACGGTAAACCATATAGAGAAGCTTTAGAAAATATGATTTACAGTATGAAAACTGGTAAAAATCAAAACAAAGGAGAGCAAGACAAAGCAACATCAGGTTTTATGGGTTGGCTAAATGGTTCTGTAGGTGTAACAATGTTCTTAAATGCTAGATCAGCTATGTTACAGCTTATATCTACTATAAACTATATAAATACATCAGATAATAATGTTTTAAAATTTGGTGTAGCAATGGCTAATGTACCTCAGATGAGTAAAGACTTTTTATATTTATGGAATTCTGATTACATGAAAGATAGAAGACAAGGTATGTTAACTAGTTTGCAAGAACAAGAAATACAAGATATAATTAGAAATACTAAAGAAAAAGATTTTAAAACAGTAATTAATAATTTAATTTCTTGGACGCTTAAAAAAGGTTTTATATTAACTAGAATATTTGATAGTATTGCAATATCAGCAGGTGGTGCTACATTTTATAGAAATAGAATAGGAACTTATTTAAATGAAGGTTTTAGTAAAGCTGAAGCAGAAGAAAAAGCTTATTTTGATTGGTTTAAATTAACTGAAGAAGCACAGCAATCTGGTGATCCTTCTAAAATATCTATGAATCAAGCAAGTCAAATGGGTAGACTAATGCTAGCATTTCAAAACACACCTTTACAGTACGGTAGAATAATTAAAAGAGGCGCTGTTGATTTAATTAAACGTAGAGGTACAGGATTAAAAGATCCTTCTCAATTTAAAATTGGTAAAGGTGACTTTAACAATGCTTCTAAAGTTTTATATTATAGCACTCTTCAATACGCGGTATTTGCTTTTATACAAAACGCGTTGTTTGCTAAGTTTTTTGATGAAGAAGAACAAGAGTGGCCAAGCGGTAAATATGATAAACAAGAAAGTAGATTTTGGAATGGTTGGCTTGACAGTATGTTAAGAGGTGCTGGACTACCTGGAGCTTACTTAGCATGGGCTAAAAATATAGGTTTAAAAGGTTATCAATTATATAATGATCCTAAAAACATGTATAAATCAGGAGAGTTTGCACTTGCTTTAACAGATGGTTTAACACCTATAGCAATAAAAGCTAGAAAAATTTTCCAAGCATATAACACGTTAGTTTGGAATAAAAAAGAAAATGATTGGTTAGTAGAACAGCATGGGTTGTTTAGTTTAAAAAATCCATACATGATACAGTCTGCAGCCGCAGTAATTGAAGGATTTACAAACATACCTACATCTAGAATATATAATAAACTAACAAATGTTTCTAATGCGTTTAATCAAGAATATAGTTATTTCTTAAGGCTTATGTTCTTATTAGGTTATAGCACATGGAACTTAGGATTAGAAGATGGATCAAGTGGTAGAAGAGGCAGAGCAAGTGAATTAGATTTTGGTCCAAATATAGAATTTGATAATGATTTACGTTTTGCACCTAAAATAAAATTTTAAAAAATGAAAGAAAAATTTACAAAATTCGTAGACAAACTACAGGAAGCTTGGAATAAGCTATTATATAAATTAATGTTTAAAAAATATAAATAATAAAAAATGAAATTATGGAAAATTGTCCTCTTTGTGGTGGCGTTTGCGGTCTCTGCTAATGCTCAAGAAAAAAAGAAATTATTTAAAGACTTTCTAAAATATAGTACGGTTTATATTTCTGGAGATATTAAAAATTCAAAAGAAAATGCACCTAGTTATTTTGTAAGAACAAATCCTAATGGTAACTTGTATGATGTGCCTGTTGTTGTTGACGGTACAGATTATTACGATCATGACTATCGCTATGGTTTTGGTATTCGTAAGATTGCTAGGTTTGATTATGAGTTAAAAGGCAAACAATACTACGATGGAACTGAATCTAACGTATCTATGACTGCTCCTAACTCAGCGATTAATGGATTTGAATATGTATTTCATACTGAAAAAGAAAGAGTCAGAGATGATGTATTTAAAAATCATCGATATTTCTTAAAACACAGCGGTAAATATCATATTGTTAAGCTTGAAAGTAGAGCACAAGGTAAAATAAACTTTGATTATAAATCTGCAGAGTTAAGAGCTAAACTACCTATTGGTAAAAAGTTTAGTTTATCAGCTGGAGTCATGTATCGTACACATGAAAGACCTTATGGTTATAATCCTGTAGAAATATGGTTAAACGAAACAGATGAAAACGGATGGGCTGTAAACCCATGGTACACGCTTGGTTTTTATTATGGCTATGATGATATTTATTACACATCAGAAGATCAAGATGGAAATGAAATAAGTGATTGGTATTGGATTAATCCTGAAGGTGAAACTGTAGCTTATACAGATTTACAATTTAGGCAAACAGTGTTTACTGATCTTATGAATCGTTATAATAATGAGATATGGGAAGATATAGATGCTTTTGGTGTTATATCACCAGTGCTCGGTTTTGACTTCTATCATTATAAAAATAACTTTTGGCTTCATGCTTATGGTTCTTATTTATTACCTTACCACAAATATGTAAAAGGTGATGAAGACTTTAGTTATCACAATAGAAATAATTGGGGATTAGGAGGATTAGTACAAGACGCTGAAAAAGAACAATGGGAAGATTATCAAACAGGAGTACAGTTTGGTTGGAAACTTAGTAAAAGCATTGGTGTGTTTTTTGAAGGTGAATATACTAAGTTTTGGGATAGTAGAATATACAACAGCTCAGTTGGATTAAATATAACACTAAGATAAAATGGCAAATCAAATAGGTGAAGATACAAAAATAACACTTGATCTTAAAACAATAGGAATAATAATAGGAGGTGTAGTGTCATTAGCTAGCTTATACTTTGTAATGCAGGCTGATATAGCTCTTGCTAAAGAATTACCCAAACCAGTTATTGATAGGGTAGAATATGATTTAAAAGATGAGTTAATTCGTCAAACAATTATGGATACGCAAGAAGATGTAGAAGAAATAAAAGAAACTATAGAGAAAATTGACGAACGCTTATACGAGTTGCAACAAAGAGGTAGATAATATGAAATACTTAAATATAATTTTATTATTAATATCATTTAATATGTCAGCTCAAGAGTGGATTACTGATGGTAACTTTGATAATAAGATAAATGAAAGACAGGCTTTTGGTGATGATCAAACAAAACCTGTAATTGTAGAGTTTTACGCTAAGTTTAACGATGCAAATAAATTTGAGCAATGGTCAGAGTTAGAAAACGTTATATATTATAGAGCAGATATAGCCGCATGTCCAGCTGCTAAGAAAAAATATAAAGTGCGTATGGCACCTACACTTATAATATTTAAAGACGGTATAAAAGAAACTGTTTTTAAAGCTGGTTTAGATTTAATGTTACCAGCTGATTTAAGTGAAATACAAGAAGCAATTAATGAAGTTAATAATGCTAGTAAATTTTAATTATGAGAAATAAATTTAAAATAAAATCTCCTTACCCTCTTAAACAAGAAGGTGAAATTAGATACATGGAAGAAGCTCCTGAACCGTTAATGGGTCAACCTTCTTTAGGTATGTTTTCATTACCAATGGCTGCTGTAAATTACATAAATAAAAGCACTGGGCCAAGAGATCCATATGAATTATCAGGTAGACAAAAACCTACTACAGAAGAGTTTAAAAATAAAATACAATCTTTTAAACTACCTCAAGATAATACTGGAGCTATTGACACTGTTGTTCCTAAGAAAAAAAGAAAAAAAAGTAACGAACCTAGAAAAACTACAAAAGGTAAAGGTCGTAATTTCCGTACTACTAAAGAAGGTGCTGGTATGACTGAAAAAGGAGTTAAAGAATATAGACGTAAAAACCCAGGTAGTAAATTAAAAACAGCTGTAACAGGTAAAGTAAAACCTGGTAGCAAAGCTGCTAAACGAAGAAAATCATTTTGCGCTAGATCAAAAGGCTGGACCGGTGAAAGAGGTAAAGCTGCTAGACGTAGATGGAAATGTTAAAATGAAAAAAAGAAAATTAAATAGTAAAAATCCTAAGTATTATCCAGTTGAAGAGGATCTGGTAAAAGAAAGAAAAGAATTAATAGCTGTAATACCAAAAGGCAAAAAACGTGAAGTTAAAGTCTATGCGGTGTTTAGCGAAATATAATAATTATGAGTTCACCATTATATGCTAAAATTAGTTCAGCTTGTAAAGCTGCTGCAAAAAGAAAATTTAAAGTTTGGCCTAGTGCTTATGCTTCAGGATGGGGTGTAAGATGCACTAAAGCTGGAGGTCCAGGTAAATTTGGAGGAGGTAAAAAGAAAAAATAGTATGTCATATATACAGTCTAATAATCCTTTTCCTGTTAAATGTTGGAAAGGATATGAAAGAGTTCCTGGTACAAAAAAAGGTGCCAAGGGTAGTTGTCGTAAATCTTCACCTGCTAAGATGATAGATGATCCTGTACAAAAGAAAAAACAAAAAGGTGGTGGCACAACTAAAACTTGTTTGCCTGCTTCTAAAATACGTAGTATGAGTAAAGCACAAAGAAAGAAATTAGTTAATGCTAAAAAATCTGCAGGTGCTAAAGGTAAATATAGAAGATCATCTAAAACAAATGTAAAGGGTGCTCGTAAAAAAGGAGCTACGCTTAGAGACTGGTTTGAAAAAGAAGACTGGAGAAGAGTTGATAACCCTAGTAAAAAATGTGGAGAATAATATGGAAAATATAAGTAAACACATAACTTATGCTGAAGCAATACATTCACAAACTGCTAAGCGTAAAGGAATAGATAATACACCTAATCCTACTCAGTTAGAAAATATGAAAGTTACTGCTGAAAAAGTATTTGAACCTTTAAGATCTTGGGTTGGTGGACCAATAAAAGTAAATTCATTTTTTAGATCACCAGAACTTAATACAGCAATTGGTGGTGTTGCATCTAGTCAACATTGTAAAGGTCAAGCAATTGATATTGACGATGTATATGGAAGAAGATCTAATGCAGAAATGTTTACCTACATAAGAGAAATGTTAGACTTTGATCAAGTTATATGGGAATTTGGTACAGATATGAATCCTAATTGGATACATGTATCATATGTTTCACCAGAAGAAAATAGAAACCGTTGTTTAAAAGCTTATAAAGATGAAAACGGTAAAACTAAATATAAAACAATATAGGAACAAGTAAATAATGGGCGTACCATACCCAAAAGTTCCAGTAATTAGGGAGGCATTGCGCCTCCCTTTTTAATTACCCATCACAACTAACACAGTCTTCCATTGCTTTCATCGCTATATCTCCACGTAAGACTGACTCTGTACGCATATAATACAGAGTTTTTATTCCTTTTTTCCACGCATCTAAATGAACTTGATTTATCCATTTAGGAGTTGCTTCAGCTGGAAATGCTAAATTTAAACTAACTGACTGATCAATATATTGTTGACGTATACCAGCTTGTCTAACTAATTCTAATTGATTTATTTCTTTAAATGTTTTAAATACTTCTTTTGTATCTTCGTCTAATTCTGGTATATCTTGTACCGAACCTCCATCTGCTAATATTTTGTCCCATGTTTCTTTATTATTTATTCCTACCTTTTCCAAAACTTTAACAAGTGTAGGATTTTTCCGTATAAACGTACCTTTAGCTGATTGTTCTGTAAAGACGTTTGCTGCCCACGGTTCAATCCCGGGAGAGATATTTCCAGATAACTTGCTATTAGATACAGTGGGAGCAATAGCACGTAAATGGGTATTGCGAAAGCCAGTACCGACACACCAAAGAGGTTCTCCATAAGCATCAGCAAGAGCCATTGAAGCTCTTTCAGACTCGATTTTAATTTGACTAAAAATTCTTCTTGTTTCATATTGTGACAATAGACCTTCAAATGGTAAACCTTTTTCTTGTAAATATGTATGCCAGCCGAGTACACCTAGACCTAACGCTCTACCTTTTTCAGCAGATCTTACAGAGTTTTCAAATCCTTTTCTGTATTTAGCTCTTTGTATAAACTCTTCAAGCACTCCATCAAGAAACCATATTGAGTCATAAATTATATTTGTATTTTTCCATTCGTCATACTTAGCTAGGTTTAAGCTAGACAAACAACAAACGAATGAGTGATTTTCATCTGTATGTAATGTTATTTCACTACATATATTTGTCATGTGAACTTTAAGCGCGTTGTCTTTATACGCTATTGGGTTATTTTTATTTGTATTTCCCTTAAATAAGATATAAGGTTCACCAGTAGCTTTACGTTTCTGTAATAACTTCCCCCATTTTTTTCTAGCATTGTTATCTCCTGCAACAAGTCTTCGCATAAACTTATCGCCGACAACCGCGCATTGATGTAAGTTAAGGGATTGTCTGTTGACGTCTCCTTTTGGTT